CCTGAATGTAGACAAGTCGCGAAGAGACTGCCGCCAGTTGCCGTTCGGTAATTTAAAATGGATGTAAACAGGTCACTAGGACATAGTGTATTCTCATGGATATTCAGATCGGCGACTGCGTTTCACTCATGAATGCGATGGACGAGAAGACGGTGGACTTGATCGTCACATCTCCACCGTATTTTCAGCAACGTGACTACGAAGCAGATGGGCAGATCGGACGCGAGACCACGGTTGCGGACTATGTGGCTGCGATGATCACGTGGGCCACTGCGTGCAAGCGCGTTCTCAAGGATTCGGGCAGCCTGTTCTTGAACATTGGAGACAAGTACGAGAACAAGGGACTTCTCATGATCCCTGAGAGGTTGACGATGGCGATGTTAGACAATGGATGGGTTCTTCGTAACAAGATTGTGTGGTACAAACCGAATCATATGCCGTCGTCTGTAAAGGATCGCTTCTGTGCAACGTGGGAACCGGTGTACTTCTTCACGAAGGATTCGGGCAAGTACTGGAGCTATCCGTACCATTGTAACCTCGACGCACTCCGCGAGGCACCGACAACGGAGTCCAAGATCCCGTTCCCTCGCACGCTGAGTCTGGAGGAGTACCCGAGTTGGACCGATCGGATTGCAGAGTTCAACACAAAGAAGGTCTCAAAGGGCAAGTTCAAGGACGCAGGTATCAACAAGGGTGCGAGTCCGGGTGCGAGACAGCAGTCAGATGTCGTGTATTCGCGGATGCGAAAGCAAGACATGACAGAGGAGAGGAATCTGGAGGTGCATGCGTATATCAAGGAACAAGCGAAGGAGAAGAAACTGTCTGCAAAGAAGCTGGATGAGATGTTCGGTTACAAGTCAAAAGCAGGGCACTGGCTCCGACTGGATCACGGACGCTCACTTCCAGGAGTTGAAGACTATATCAAACTGAAAGAACACCTCGAGTTGGATGATCGGTTCGATGCAGAGATGTTGGAGGAACAGTATGTACTTCAGTCTGTGCAGAATAATCCGAAAGGAAAGACTCCTGAAGATCTCTGGTCGATTCCACTGACACATGAAAAAGGTGTTGAGCACTTTGCGATGTTCCCGCTTGAACTTCCAAAGCGCATCATTCAGGTTGCGTGTCCTCCTGGTGGACTTGTGTTGGATCCGTTCGCAGGATCGGGTACTACTGGGTTGGCAGCTCAGCAACTTGGGGTTCGGTGCTGCTTGATGGAACTGAATCCGGAATTTGGGGAACTGATTCGGCGACGAACTTGTGCACCGAGTACAGCTCCGGGTTCGTGATGATAAACCTCATCTCATTGCCGATCGTCTTTCCTGCAACGGCGTACACATCATTCTCATGCGGGAACTCTGCAACTCCCACTGAATGTGCAAAGTATCCTCGCTCTTCGGTGTACCCCCACTTGAGGAAGGAGATCATAATGTAGACAGGCTTTCCGTTAATCTCGCGCAGCTGCTTCCCCTGAACTGGCTTCTTCAGAGCCACGAGCCCCGTCCGTTGTGTGTTCAGCATATGAGTGAAGATCCGTGAGTGCTGAGCAGATCCCAAGTGAACCTGGAGTCCAGTGGATAGAAGCTTATTTTTCCCAGACCAATCGTGAGTCATAAAGTCTCTGTCCTTCTCCAGGCACCCCTTGGAGTCCAGCTGCAAGTAGAAATCATCCCCCACGAGAGGGGTGTCAGATGAATGCACTGACACAGCCACACGATACTTAATCCCCATCTCGCGCAGGGTTGCCGCTGCGCACTCGGTCGCTATATTCTCGAAGTTGACATTGATTGGTTTGCATCTAGAGTTTACGCCCAGAACATACCCGGAGAAGAGACTGTTCGCGCTGGGGATGAGATTCGTGATGACTTCTTCGATGAGCTTCTTGAGGAAGATTTCCCGGAACCCGGTGATAGAGAAGGCCATTTTGTGCGAGTATTGGGCCTATTCTCTAAGGCCTGACCCGATATGATCCGTTTTGCACAGGTAAAATGAATTTGGTAGTTGTAGAAAAGAAGACTACACCATGGCATTCCTCACTCTCACACTTGAGGATCTTCCGAAGCGTCTCATCTCCATCCGTCTGCTGCGTGGCGCATTTGACAAATGCACTCCCTACGACTGCCCGTCGCGGTCTCGTCTCAACGCATTCTACCCCTACTACACGTGGGATACAGCATCTGGAGAAGACATTAGCATGGAGCACGCTGCGAAGGTAATCCACAGCTGCGTGCCTCACGAGTATCTTGATCGGTTTGCTTTGTACTTTGCAGGAGAGAGCGTGGGGCCGTACGATGTCATCGCGAAGTATCTTACTCAGACCTTAGTCAAGACGTAAGCCTTGTTGATGCCAGAGAACTCAGCAGTCAGATGGAACAGCGCGCCAGCAATAAACACCGTCACCCACTTGGACATGCCGAATTTTTCAGCGACCCAAAACACCGGAAGCAAAAAGAGTCCAACAAGGACAGCTTCGAGGAGGAAGTACATTTGTATTCAAAACGGATTTGATTTTCTCTTGAGATGAGGATAGTGGATACAATGGACACTAACATTCGCAACGCAGTCGCTAAGATGAACGTCGACTTCAACTACGGCCTGGAGATGGAGATCAGCCGCACAGCCTTTCAACCCTGGTTCAATGCTGGGGCAACTCCTACCACGGATGCGTGGTATGTCAAGCTCTACAACTCGGCAGGAATGCTGAGCGTGGAGTTCATTGAACGGGATGGGGGAGTTGTTGCGTCGGTGATGGATCGCTTCAACATGACCACTGGAAAAGTTACGCGCATCATGGACGCCTTGATGGAACACATGCCGATCACACCGCCGGGAGGTGACTAGATCTTCTCAACTTTCTCTGCAACAACTTTGATGAGGGGAGTCACGACGTAGACGAGAGTACACTGATGTGTCTCGGTTGCGCGACATTTCACACAGAATACTTTTTCACTTGAGCAGGTGCAGTAGAACTCGAGATGGGTCTTCTTCTTGCAATGAGAACACTTGGGCATCCTACTTCGCTCTGCCGTTATAAAATCACATCCATTTTTAATGGTGCGTATCACGTACACGGTCGTCGTAGACCCCGACGTAAACTTTCCCTTGGAGGACTTTGCAAGAGAGGTCGCGATTTGCCTTGCGGATCCCGGTGGTTGGGAATCGCAAGGATATCACTTTGTTCGGGTCAAGTCGAATCCACGCGTTAGGATTCACTTGACATCTACGAAGGGACTGACGGCAGTTGGATGTGATCCATCTCTGTCCTGCGCAGAGATGGGTGGTAAGGAGATGCGGATTAATGAACAGCGCTGGAGACATGGATCTGCAAAGAGTGGTCAGGACTTGGATGGGTACAGACAGTACGTTATCTCACATGAAATCGGCCATATCCTTGGTCATGACCACGCAAGATGCCCTGGCCGGGGTCAACCGGCGCCGATAATGTTGCAGCAGACTTTAGGACTTCGCGGGTGCCTTCCGAATACAAACGTGTAGTAGGAGCTTCTTTTCTGAAATACGTCTGAGGATTGGACAGCACCCACATCGCAAAGAGAACGACCAATGCCACAACGATCGCCAACATTATACTTAACGACGCGTGTTTCTGCGTTTGCGATGACGACGCACCGACTTCCGACGGCGACGACGACCTCCCGCAGGGTCCTCATTCTCAGGCCCAGGATTAGGGGCAGACTTGCCTACATCGATGCGGTAGAACGGAAGAGGGTAGTATCTGTCCTTGTCCTTGGTACGATCAATGCCCTTTGCGAGCTTGGAAGGAAAGTCAGTGTCCAAGAAGACATTCACAATGAAGGGAGTTGCATTGACAACCCTCGCCATCACCTCTTCTTTACCACCTTTTCCACCACGAACACACACGCGATCACCACTCTTGAAGGTGCGAGTATCAGGATCTCCCTTGCTAAGAAAATCACACGGCGAACCGACATGCGGAGGGGGTGCACCAGGCTCTTCGTCCATATTGTTGTCTAGCAACTTTAATTACTGTATGCCAGGCCACCCATTCCACTCATCACGCGGAAGATGTTGTAGTTCACGGCATACATGCGGAAGTTGAACGGACGGCTCTTGGTCGGGTAGGTGCCTGTCTTGAAGCTGTCAAACACGAGCGTGGTCGTGTCGATGCGGGAGAAGTTACAGGTTCCAGACGGCTGGTGCTCCTCAGGCTGGAGTGCGAAGGAATACACGTTGATCGGGTTAGCAACCTGGTAGGTCGTCGTAGCAGAGCCCGTGGAGGTGACTGAGCCTGATACTCCGGGTTGCGTCGACCCCTCCAGCGCAAAGCTAGCTGTGTATGCAGTAGCCGTCGACGTAAAGCTCGTGCATGTAAATGTTCCCGCCGTTGCACTCGTAGGCAGGTTAGACGTGATAATAACGCCATATCCCGTAGCACCGGCACCAAGAACTACCATTCCGGGAAGAAGGATTCCAGTGAGCCCAGAATATTGCTTCGTAGTTCCGGCGGCCGCCGTGATCATTGTAAACGAAGCCGAGAGAGCAGGAACTGTTCCAGCAACAGTGACTGCATTGGCCTCCTGGCGGGTCGGCCAGAAGGCACCACCCGAGTGGTGCTGGTAGGGCTGGACCTTCCAGAAATAATCGCCGTAGCGCTCATCGAACCGGTCCTGTCCGTTGATCTGGATACGGCAGCGATTCACGATGTCATCGTAGACGAACGGCTGCGTGTATCCCGCGGCAAGAGTCGTAGCAGATCCACAGTCCGTCTTTTCGGCATCCTGGAAGACCCACACCAGCTCCTTGACCGGGTGGTTCAGCGTCAGGTCGATGCGTGCCGACGCCGTCGTGAGCGTCTGCTGGAGACCGAACTGGAGCTGGTCAATCAGGTACTCGTGCGACTGCTGGGCAAACCGGCGACGCTCATCCACATCCAGGTAGATGTAGTCGATATAGAGCGCCATGTCCTTGAGCTGGGGAAGGGCCGCCGCAGCCGCCGACACAGACGAATACGCGCCCTTGCTAACCAGGTCGGTCGAAGCGGCCAGCGTGATGTTCAGGCGAACCTCGTGGTACTGGAGGGCAATCAGAGGAAGAGCCAGACCCGGGTTGCGGCAGAACCAGAACTGCAGGGGAATATACAGAACGCCCGGACGACCTCCGCACGATGTCAGAGTGGTCGATGTACCTCCAAGCGTGCCTCCCACCATCGCATCGAGCTTGCAGGAGTTGTCATACGACGAGGTCAGATTCTCCCACAGGTACAGCCACTCTCCATAGTGGGTGTCGATGATCTGTCCGCCGATCTCCACCTCAAGCTTCTTGAGAAGCGCATACCCCAGGCGACGCTGGGCATCGCCAGTCCAGAGAACGTCCGTGGCGAGTCCACCCGTGGCTGCAGTTGTGTCCGGAAGCGTCACCTCGAGGTAGGTCTTGTACATCAGATCGGCGTTGCGGTTGATCACGGCGACGACGCGCTGGCCATACTGGGGCTTGCCAGTGAAGTTCACGCGGAATGCCTCCATGGCGAAGTTCGTATGACGCTTGTAGAGTACCTTCCAGAAGGTAATGTGGGGATTTCCACTGATGTATGCATCTTGAGCACCATACGCAACGAGCTGAAGAAGACCGCCGCCCATTTAGTTTATTCTTTGCGAGGATATATTCTTCTGCCTTTGACACAATGGCTCGGCGACTGAACCAAACACAGCGGTTCTGCAAGTGTATCAAAAAGGTGGCCAAGAAGGTCAAGACTCAAAAAGGACCGATTGCGATTTGCGTGAAGTCTGTTCTGCAGACGAATGGTCGTACTCTCAAACGATTCAGCTGTGGACGGAAGGGGCGAGTGGTTACGCAGCGGGCATTACGGGGTTGACGTTGAACTTCTCAAGTGCCTCCTTGGCAGCCATTTGCTCAGCCTTCTTGCGGGTGGACCCCTGACCCCGTCCATGAATGGTCGGGCCGTCCATCACCAGCACGCGGATATCCTTGGAGTCCGTCATGGGACTCAACATGCTATAGGTCGGCGTGCACCCGAACTCCCGCTGACAGTACTTTTGAAAGATATCCTTATAGTTTGTCACCGTCGTTACCACGTCCTGAATGTCAAGATAGGCTTCCAGGACAGTCGTCACGAAGGAATACACAATGTTAAATCGGTTACCACAATCTGTCCACAAGGCACCGATGAAGGCCTCGAAGATATCACCGAGCTTCTGGATATTCTTCCTGCCATTGATAGCCACCGACTCTTCATTGTGACGAGAGATCACATAGTAGGTATCCAGTCCTACTTGTTGGCACAATGCTCCAATCCGCTCGTTATTCACCAGCTCCTTGCGAGCATCCGTCAGGAACCCCTGCTTCTTGTCAGGGTACTTGCGTCGCAGATAGGTTGCCACGCAGACACCCAACACCGAGTCTCCCTCAAACTCTAGGCACTCGTAGGATTCATCCTGCAAGGGCATCACCCCAGCAGGACAGGGAGACAACGAAGCGGGTCGCCCATCGGGAGTGGTGTAGTCGGTTCTTTTGACGTAGGTCGTGTGCACCATGGCCGTCTGGAAAATCTTGGGATTTGCCACACGGTAATGAGGGAGACCATGACGATGGAGAAGTCGGTGAATATCCTTCACAGTGAAGAATCGGTTCCGCGGATTATAGGGAGAGTATGTATCGCTCATTGTGACTTGTCTCTTCATGCCAAGTCTTTTATCCGTTTTCTACACAATGGGAGCGGCTCAGTCGATGGCCTACACCGAGGTCCCGGATACCTTGCCCAAACACGACCCGGGCAACGTGATTGAGATCAAGGATGTGCGCTACCGATCCCCGATCATCAAGGATATGGCAGTCGGACTTGTCTTCTTCAACCCCGCCAAGTCCAAGCGTATGTTGATGAACTATCTCTACACGATTGAGAAGCTCAAACATGCAAAGATCCCCTACTATACACTTGAGCTGGTCTACAACCGGCAGGAACCGGAGATTGCGGATGCCTTCCACGTCTACGCCAAGTCGGTGATGTTCCACAAGGAGAATCTCTGCACCTTGCTGGAAGCTAAGATTCCCTGGTATTATTCCAAGGTCCTGTTTCTGGATGCCGATCTGATCTTTGGCAATCCGGACTGGTACTCGGAGGTCTCCTCTGCCCTGTCAGATCACGATGTGGTCCAACCCTTTACCACGGCGGTCTGGCTGGACATCACGTACACCAAGGCCACCCAGATCCGCGAGTCCGTCATCTACATGGACAAAAAGAAGACCTTTGACCACAAGCTCCATCCTGGATTTGCCTGGGGGTTCAGACGCAGTTGGTTCCGCAAGGTGGGGTTCTTTGAATACGGTGTCACAGGAAGTGGAGACACTCTGTCGGCCGCTGCGTGGTTGGGCGTCAAGTTCCCGTCGACCTACCTCAAGCCTGCCTTGGCTCCTGCATACGAAGTGTTTGACAAACTGCCCAAACCTCGTATCACCTGCACGTCGGGACCCATCTTCCACTTGTGGCACGGAACCCACATCAATCGCAAGTACGTGGATCGTCACGCGGTCTTGGATGGCATTCCCGATATTCGCAAAATCATGCGCCCGAACTGGAATGGCGTGTGGGAGTTCAGTGTCAAGGGGCTGTCTGAGAAGCTGTCCGCCTACTTCAATGAGCGAGTGGACGATGGGATTTAGAACTTGTTTTTCACTCTGCACCCCATCTCACGCACCTTCTTCTTTAGTGGACCCTCTCGGTTAGCAGTTTCGATCGGAGTAACAATCTCCGTTTCTTTTTCATTCACTCGTTCCCATACACAGACAAAATCTGTCCACTGATCTCCAATCGGTAAGATATGAAATACTTCACTCACTCTGACAGGAAATATCGCTTCGTTTCCGAGTGAGTATCCCGACCAGACTGCGAGGGACTGCCCGGCATCCGAATAGAATCTCCAGTTATCGCCGGGGTGACAATGGTACATTCCATTCGAAGGAGCGCTGATGTATATAAATCCACCGAGTTTCACAATGCGGGTCAACTCTTTGAACGTCATCCAGAACATAGGATCGTGCTCAAAGCAAGACGACGAAACAATCAAGTCAACCGATCCAGTGGCAAAGGGAAGTGGGTCTCCCGGCTTCACAACAATATCCACGCTGGGATGTGCTTCCATGTCGACACAGATATAGGTAACGCCAGGCTTTTGTTCAAAAAAGGGGCGGAGACTACCATTTATATTGAGTCCACCCACATCCACTACAGTCATTCCTGGCTTTGCAAATATGTCTGCGACCGCCTTTCCTGACAAACTCGCCGTATCGTGCATGATGTGTATCATGCGTGGTGTCTAAACCCGTTTAAAAATAATGTGTTGTAAAAAGTCATATCACGTTGATGGTGAAGCCTCTGTTCACCCTGGCTACTCGTCTCCTCAGCACCAACGGGTCGCTTGTGTGTAATTTGACTCGTATCCGGGGTGGGTTTCTCCCTCACGAAAACCTGGACCAAGCGAAACGTCATCTAGCCGAATTTCAGCAAACACTCCGAGAAATAGAGGAAACTCTCAATCACGCTTCAGCACCTTCAGCTCAAATCCGTAATCAGTCTCCACCATCTTCTCTTCCTGCCGTCTGACAATCTCTGTCATGACCGCTTCTGCCTGGCTGGGCATCATCTCCTCCAGGTATCCCTTCAGCTCCTTCTTGGACAGGGACCATCCCTTCTTCCATTGATTTGGACGTTTCACTGCAAAGGTCATCCCCGAAGTTGCAAGATTAATCTTGTCGGGGAGTTCCTCTCGAGACGTCGCATACAGTGCTGCGAGATCCAGCTCGATTGTACGCCGCTCATCTCGAAGCGTATTCACCTCGGCATTGATGTCGTTGATCTGACGCTGAACGGTTGCGTAGGCAGAAAGGATGGGTTTGAGCTGCTCCATGATGGTTTGCTTCTTAACTGATTTTAGAGTATCCGTTTTATAACAAGGATGTCCTGGCTTGACTCGGAAGAAGTTCAGCGTCTTCGCAAGGTTTACAATCAAGAACACCCAAAAGAAGATCCCGTGCCCGAGGGAACCGATGAAGAAATGTGGGCTAATATTCAGCACCGTCTGTCGGATAAGTGTTCGACGGGATCGGCTGAATGTATCGTGTCATCCCTACTGCAGAAACCCAAGGCTCCGAAAGAGTGGGCAGTCAAGCGCAATGAATGGCTGTCGTCGGATGACATTGATCATGTAGAGAAGAACTACACCAAGCTCTTTGCCAAGTACTTCTTCGTGGGGTGTATCCCGATTGACTTTGATTTGCAGAGTGAGACCCAGCAGTGTCTTGTCAGTTCTCTTTGTAAGATGAAGCTACCTGCTCTGGTGAAAAGGGGTCACGAACAGATCGGTATTGTTTTTAACACCGATCCCCACGATGGACCTGGCGAACACTGGATCGCCCTGTTCTGTGATGTTCGCAAGGATCTAGAGTACCCGCGCATCACGTACTTTGATTCGTATGCCCATGCCCCTGAAAAGGAGATTAAGACACTCATGAAGCGCTGGAAGGCCCAATGGGACGAGACGGGAGTTCATTCGCAGCCTATGAAGATGACCTTCAATGCCACGCGGCACCAGTTCAAGGACTCGGAGTGCGGAATGTACTGCCTGTATTTCCACTACGCCTGCTTAACCGAGATTCCTATGCAAGCAAGAATTCCCGACGAGGTTATGAATGGATTTCGCCAGATCTTGTTCACGTCCCCCAAAAATACAACTGAGGAATAGTAATGGAGCTTGCTATTGGAGCTGCACTGGTTGCGATTGCAGGGTACAGTATGTGGCATGAGGGTATTGACGCAGAAGACCGTTCTCGTAAGCGACTGTGTGATTATTACGTAACGGGTGGTGTATTTGAGGATGCAAAGACAGTCATTGCGTCGGGTCGTCGTCTCCTCGAAGTCCATCTGTACGCAGATGAAAATGGGAAGCCCACTGTCGCAAAGGCCCCCTTGAATCCTGGATTTGATTACACCACCGAGTATTGGACGTTTGATTCCGTCTGCGTGGATCTGATCCAGGCCTGGGCATCAAGCTCTGATCCGTTCATTCTCTCCATCGTGCCGCATACGACCAACAATGTCACGCTCAATATGGCGGCAGACTGCCTGAAGACAACCGTCCGTCATCATTTAACCCGTCGCGCTGATGTCTCGACCCCGCTTGATGAACTGAAACACAAGCTGATCATCGTATCGGATAATGTGCAGGGAAGTGAACTAGGGGCTCTTGTGAATCTGTCGTGGTCGGACTCTAAGCTGCGCCGCCTCCTGTATGGACAGGCAATGCATCCTCGGGATCAGCCCGAGCTCGTCCGCTACAATCGGAACGCGATCTCCCTCGTCGTCCCCGACCCCACCTTTGGCAAACAATCTCTGGATCCTAACATTGCCTCTGCGTATGGATGCCAGTGGCTCCTCTTTACTAGTTCAAGTGTCGCCCCCGGATTTGTTGAAAAACCAGCAGGATTACAATAACTTCTTCACCACTAAACAAAATGACTGCCTGGCTCTCCCACGTTAAGAAGACGATGAAGTCCCACAAGGGCATGAAGTTCGGTCAGGTCCTCAAGCTGGCGGCGAAGACCTACAAGAAGGGCGGCAGCTCGATGTACGGTGGCAGCGATGTCCAGGGTGCCACGGAGGGCAGCAGCTCGTCGACCCTGGACGGCAGCCTCCTCTCCGGCTCTGCTCCGGTCGGTGGTCGTCGCCGTAGCCGTCGCGGTCGCAAGAGCCGTAAGGGAAGCCGTCGTGGTTAAAAACGGAAACCCGCCAGCTAAACAATAGACTGTATGGAGGATCCGCCTAAGACACGTCGCGAGACCAAGAAGACTGCCAAGGAGAAGAAGGCAGATGTCTATTCTGCAAAACATACGCGCCTACAAATCAAGACTAAACCTAAGACGAAGTAGACCGCTGCTTACGAGTCATCTTCTTCTTACGATTCACCTTCCTACGACGAGTTCTGCGACCACCTCTGGGAAGTGCAACACCTCTATTTTTTACTGAATCCTTATACACTCGTTGGGGATCAAGAGCTCCCGTGAATCTCGAAATGTTTGCCATAATTTCAGGCTCGATAGGGGTCTGCCGGGCGATCTGCTCTCCCATCAACTGCATAGTCATCGGCTTACCCAAGGTAATCTTTCGGAGGCTACAACGGTCAAAGGGTTTTCCATCTCTTTCCATCGTGTAAAGGCACTCGTATTTTTGACTATAACCAACCGAAGTAACCCGATCGAACCTAGCAGTTGCCAATGGTCCATCTTGCGAGTTTTCTATGTGCGCGGCGACGAGTTGTCCGAACGCTTGCTTTGATCCATCGGGAAGTCGTTTAATCATGGCTGCTCCATCGATTGCATCAAAATAGATACTCGGATAATACGCATTTCCATCTGCGTCTACGACTTGACCCGTGGCGTGTTTTTCAAACGCATGATCCGCTTCAATACCGCTATACGCAACAGTGGTAACCGTTCCATCTAATGCGACGCTGCGGAATATATCTTCATCCCAAAACATGAGCTTTCCAGTAGAATCAAACCAAATATCCTCTACCATTGATATGTATGCTGCGGGACCAGGTCCGTCAATTATATGATCGTGTCCTTCGTACCCCCTAACCTCACCCGGAATAATAAGATCAGAATCTTCGCCACGTCCAGCAAGAGTTGTCACATTCTGACCCCGAATTGCTCGTATGTGATACATCTCGCCAACATAGATGGTTCCATCGGGGCCCTTTGTCATCCTTTGTGGATTATAGAATCTTGCAGTTGCAAGGGTTCCGTCTGCATAATTTGGACCCATGCCACCGAATCCGTTCGGCATACCAGCAAGACCGGCATAGTGAGTTACGGTTCCAGTTGGAGACACTCGTTGAATCGTGTAATCTGGGTAGCTGATATAGACACTTCCGTCGTTATCTACCATCAGAATATTACAACCCATAATATGCCTGGTGACATTGATACTAACCACTGTGCTGACAACGTTCGCCATTGTGTATCTACAATATTAAAGAAGACGCCGATGAGAAATCCGAAACGTGCGCCGATGATCGCGGTCCTTCGTGCGACCACCCGCTGTTTTGCGACATGTTTTTCCATGATACGTCTTTTTAGAGCAGCCGCTCTTGAAATACGCAAGTTGGTGAGCAAACCCCTTGAAGGTTGGCATGGGTGTTCCAACCTTTTTTGATAAGGCACTCAGCAGACCATACATCCACTTCATGTACGCCTTGCGAGAGGCCAGCTCAGGTTCGTGCTCGGTGATGTACTCGGCATAGACAGTCTGGAGCTCAGGGAAGGGGTACGCATGATGGAGCGCGTGGAGAAACGTCCGCTGCGTGGCCATCTGTTCAGGTTCGGGGTTGTCAGGATAGTTCGCTGAGATGGAGGCCAAAAAGTCGCCGCCAGGAACCGCGGTGGGCTTCAAGGACATGTAATGAGCCTTGACCTTCTCAAAGTCCGGATCGGGTCCAGGGTTGATCACCGCGGGGTCGTCCTTGCACTGGGATCGCAGTTTGTGGTTGACCATGTTATGGATTTCGTACATCCATCGCCCAGGGTCGCCTCGCAGGGGGTGTTTCTGCACATACTCCGTAGTAGACGCACGACAGAACTTACATGGCAAGACATCTTTCATCTGATTCAGGACGTCATCGGGATGTTTCGACTTGAAGGCAACTAAATGAAACAGTTGCCATGCACTCGGCCCCCAGAAGCGAGTGTCCATTGTATTGACGAAATAAAGTATACCTATCTTAATAAAAATGCTTGACACCCGGGATATCATCATCCTCACTGCGTCGTTTTACCTCGGAGGCGTCGTTGGAGAGTTTTTCAAGTCCCTGTCGGAGGATATCCTGACGCCGCTCCTCGCCCCCGCGACGGCTGCTGGCAAGGGTGTTGGTGCCTTCACGGTGACGGTCGGTGGCGTCACGCTCAAGCTGGGTGAGGTGCTGGTCGCCTTCGTGAACCTGGTCGTCTCGTTCGTGCTGGTGGTCTTCACGATCGGACTCCTCCGCACGTACGTTCTGTCGCGCATCGGAGCCAGCCGCAGTGCGTAAGCAGTAAAAAATAGGAGATCAAGATAAATGGTCTGGTACAATCCCACAACTTGGTTCTCATCGTCGCCTCTTGATGAGACTCGCACGACTACAAGTGCGCCTGCACCTCTCGGTTCTTACCCGGCAAGCACAACTGCAACAGGTCCCTACAATGCTGGACGCCGTCGCCGTCGCACGCGTCGTGGTCGCAAGGGCTCTAGGCGGGGCCGAAGCGGAAGGAAGTCCAACCGCTCCTAGGGTGCGACCCGTAGGTAACCTCCAGCCTCTTCTTCAACTCACCAGTTGATCCCTTCGTAACCTCATTCGTGCGTTTCCACTGCTGAAACTCACCATAAATCTGACCCGTAGTCACATTCTCACCAACCTCTCCTTCCGGGAGACGCGTGACATACTCACGGATGAAACGGGCGATCGCGTCCGAGTCCTCCTGATAATCATTTGTGTACGCCATAATCTTGGTCGGTGCAGGGAGCTTACGCCACCCATTGCCCTCGCGATACAGCGCAACCAAGTACGACAGAAAGCACGTCGCCCACTCCTCGCTCATCACCTTCTGCTGGATCGACTCGTCAAGGGGCTTGTGGTGTGCCTCCGTCGGATTCGCAACGAACTTGGACGGCCAGTGCACCACGCAGAGACGACGCCAGGTACCACCGTCTGTCGCACCCACCTTCGGCATCTCGTTACAACTCAAGAACATCTGCGCCTGCATCTCAAACTCTGTGATGTCCTTGTAGAGACCACGGTACGCCATCTTTTCGCACGAAGCAAACTCCTTCATCAGACCCGTGTTCAGGGGCACGGCCTCATCGGGCTCCTGCGTGGTCACAAAGCGGCGACCCTTCATGTGGAGGACCTCAGGCGCAGCTGCGGCTGACTTGGCACGGCCCTGCGTCAGCAAGGAAATCGGAACCTTACCTGCATAGTCGCCAAATGCAAGACTCATCAGGTTCGTCAACATGGACTTGCCGTTCGAACCATCACCCGTGAGAATGTGGAACTTCTGTGCATCGTTGCCACCGCGCAAGCAGGTTGCCAACCGCCGGACGAGGTAGTTTCGTACTTCGGAATCCGGCTGAACATCGCGCAGGAACTTGTCAATCTCCGACCAACACTCGTAGGTCGAATACTCGCGATCAGGATCGTAGTTGATCTTCGTCGAGAAACTGATGCAGTCATCCGGGCGACCCTGACGGAACTCCATCGTCGTTGCATCGAAGACACCGTTCGCAAAGGCGATCAGGTTCTTGTTCTCGTCTAGCTTCTTGCCAAACTCCTCATCCAGGAAGAGCAGACGGCTCATCTTCATCACATTCTCTGTGAACTTGACCGTCTTCAGTTTGGTCTGCATTCCCACATACTTCATCTTCTCCTTCTCGTGCTTACAGGAGTCACAGTTCGGGTTCACCTCCTTGCCCTCGCAAATACAGGCGCCCGCATTCTCCATGGCAATAATCATCGCCTTCTCACCCTCGCGAAACTGCTTGCGGACATCCTCTGACAACAGCTTCAGCAAGGCCACACCGTGATCGGTCTCACACCACTTGTTTCCATCAAACCGATACCAGGTGTTGTTTCCATACTTGGCGCACTTGAAGTTATCACGGAACATTGCGTACACGACCTGCGCGACGTCATGCTCCGTACCTGCCTCGGCTGCCTCCTTCACAAGCCGCCCAATATTTGTCTTCTCAATCGCCTCATATCCAGTGAAGTTGTCGAGCTTCGACCACTTCAGCAGGTTGCGAAGTTCCAGACGTGCGCCATCCGAACGCCATCCGAACGAATACCACTTCGACGTAATCTCGCGGTCATTTGCGCGAGGATCCTGCTTGCTAAACTCCAGAAAGACTGCATCAAGGTCCGGGTGGATGTTCTTGAGACAAATGCCAACATCAATCCAATCCTTGTAGTCCGTGTAGCGAGTTGACGCAAGATTGAAGACGTGATCCGTCAGATACTTCAATACATCTGGAGTCAGCGACTGGCGATATGCCGTATTATCCGGAGACGAACCGCGCGAGCTCATGTCGTTACGAGTAGCCTGACGACCACGGGTAGGCTGAATCGCATTGCCCCCAGAGATCTTCACCTCCTCGGCATTCTGCATGCGGTTCTTCAGCAGGTCCGTAGCGTAAGGCGTCATAGGAGACTCCTCCGACGGCGGAGACCGAACTGTCATCTTCTTCAGAAGCTCGGGAGTCGTCATCAGCGGAACATCATTATCAATGCTCATCTCTCCAGACAGCAGATCCCAATCCAGAATGTACTTGATCTGGTAGGGCGTTCCCTCCTTCTTCTTCGAACCCAGCAGAGTCCAGTTGTTCGTGTGAGTCAGCGGCGATGGATCGTAGACCTTGCGCCACTCATCTGCAAGAGGAAGATCCGGGAAGAACTCCGGCATGCGATTCAGCAAGTTCATGCGAATCGACTCCTCGACAAACCGGTTGGTTTTGATCGCAGGGATCACAAGGTGAAGACCGGACTTGGACCGATCCTTGTCCTTGTAATACGTCGGCTCCGGCTTCTCCGACACAAAGATCTCAACCGCATCGGGAACCACAATGAACTTCTTGACCTCGTCCATGTACGCCTTCGTGAACTCAACCACCTGCTCCTGCGTGTGAAGGTGGTTCTCCTTTGCGCCTGAATAGATAAAGTCCAAGTCAATTCGCATCGCACCAATACGTGTGCTCTTCTCCGTCATGTGGAGCGGGCCATTGTCTCGGAGATAGTCGCAGTACAGCTTGTAGAACTCTGGAATGTCATCGTCCGGAATGCACCACGCACCCCCAGACATCCCGTTGTGTGTAGTTGTTTCTCCCTTGGAGCATCGACCAATCCTCTTCTTATCATTGTCGGTCTCCTTGCCGGTGCCATCAAGAAAGTCCTTGAGCTTTGACTTGAGCATCCTGTGATAAGTAGGGCCGATTACTTTGTGGCCAACTATCCGTTTTAAACGTGGAAAAAATGGACCTACCTTATGCTAAGGGAGACCTATCTACACAATGAAGTTCTGTACCAAGTGCGACAATATGATGTACAACATCGAAGAGCGTTCCGGATCTGCATTCCTCAAGTGCCGCCAGTGTGAGTACGAGGAGCCCATCACTAAGGAGAACCCGATCGTCTACGAACATGACCTCCTGCAGGATACGTCCATTCAGTACTCCATCAACCCCTACCTCAAGCACGACCCCACGCTGCCCCGCTTTACAAATATGAAGTGCCCGAACCCTGTGTGCCCCACCAAGGGGAAGGAGTCTAACATTGTTGGCATCAAGTTGGACGCCAAAAATGTTGTGTGGATGTACCAGTGTGCAGCAACGGGCTGCGGTTCGACCTGGAAGCAGGCCGCCAGAGGCCCGTAGGCCCCTTGGGGACGTGGTCCTTAGACCGGCTGGCGAACGGACTTGTAGGCACCCGTGGCCTTGGTGTCTACGCGGGCAATCTGAGGAACCGGGGCGTAGGTGTTGGTCCCCTTGGGAGCCGTGAGCGGCAGCCCACCTGTCTGCTGGAACTTAGCCGAGCTGAGCGTTCCAGACTGGGCCACCGTAGACAAACTTTTTGGTTGGTTCACAGGTCCCTTTCCATTGTAGGGGCGAACACGAGCGATCTGGCCGTTCACCACGCGCAGAGTGGAGTTACCGGGTGTGATTATAGCCGCCGCCTGGCTGCCCAGGAGCTGGGCGTTCAGTACCGACTGGGTCGGGTAAGGTTGCGCGCTAGTCTGGATCGTGGTAGGGATCTTGCCGTTCCTGTAGGCAAGCGACTGCGCCTGGGCCTTGATGAACGTTGTGTAGTCAGACGCCGAGAGAGTAGGCATTATCTATTCCAGACACTTTTTAATTACCATTTCCCCTATTACTGCTCTTTTTGATAGATTCGGCCAGAATAGATGAACTGGGCGAAACAGCCTTAGAAACACTAGAAGCCTTAGAAATGAGCGATGCAACCGATAAATTAACAGTTGTCACGGTGGATTTCACAATCGCCCCTCTAACTGGAAGAGCGGCATTTGAACGAACGAACGCAGTGTAATCAGACGCAGATGATTTGAGGACCGGCATTTGTCTAAAACGGACAAAAGAACTTCAATCCAAAGGGTAAGCATGGATCTCCACCCCGAAGTTAAGCCTGTCTTTCGTAAGGAGGTCGCCGATATGGTGAAGCAGCCTCGGATTACGCAACCCTACTTCACCAAGTATGAATACACCACGTTAGTTGCCGTACGCGCGCAGCAGCTCGCAGAGGGTGCTAAGCCGCTCATCGACCTCAAGGGACTCAAGACATCGGACCCCATGTTTGTGTGGACCGTTGCCAAGCAGGAAATTGCCGAGAGGAAGTTGCCGTATATCATTCGTCGCCAACTCGCGAACAATACGTCTGAGTTCTGGAGTACGCAGGAGATGGAGATTATGTGGTAATTACTTGACGGCGATAGCAACCACCAACGCCAAGAGCATGTAGATCAGTCCCTCATTCCAGCCGTGCGCGGCACTAAAGAAGGAGAGTCCAAACATATCCGAGAATCCTCCGCCCACGGTGTGAAGCAACGCAATGCCTACAATCACAAGAAGTAGCCACTTTTTGAATGTACTCATTACTTACTCGCCTGAAAGTTTCATCAGGTCCTCCGAGCTCGGCGGATAGACAAGCAGCTGCGGGACCTCAGCAGGAGGGTTGAGCATCTGGGGTGCCTCGTGGGTGGTCAGCTTCATCGCCATGGACAAATCGATGGACTCCATCGGCGTGAACCGGGCATTCACTTTTTGAATGTCGGACGCGATCTTCTGATGGAGACGATCAGGACGCATGACGAGGAATGCAAAGGCCGCAATGACGGCCAGAACAACAGCAACTAAGACGTAGGACTTCTTCATTGTTCTTCGGGCAGACAAGAAAAACGGAACTCCAGGTGTCAAGACAAGAAGAGTCATCATGGATTTCCCAATTCCCGTCCGCTGTTACACATGCAACCTTCCCATCGCCGGCAAGTGGACGACCTTCCTCGACCTCGTCAAGAAGAACCGCAAGCAAGATGGTCGCCCTGAGAAAGATGAGTTAGTGTATCTCACCAAGACAACCGAAATCACGGCAGAGGGCCGTGCCATGAATGAGCTGGGATTAACTCGTGAATGCTGCCGGCGTCACTTCTTCACGCATCCCGGTGTTTAATAGAATCGCCGCAGAACGTAGTCTTAAATCTTTTTTACCTAGAAGATAAGCAATGTCGTCGTACAGTGAATACCTTGGTCGTTACAAGCAGCGCATGGTGACCATTACCGATACGCGCCCCCGCCGTGATGCGGGTCACCAAACAGAGATTGTCAGGCGCCTGGCGGCGTCGGGCAATCTGGAGACGCGTGTGGCCAACACGTCCTGTGTCCTGGTTCTGAATGCACCGTCCACCCGTTCGCCATCAGGGTTCAACCACGGTGGTGGTCACACAGTGCAAGATACGTCGGTCTACAATGAGTTCACGGCCGGCCAGGCCGTCGCCCAGGGCGCGCTCCCCAGAAACGCCAAGGCCTCGCTGATCACGAATACCATGCCGTGCTTATCATCCGCCCAGCTCCCTGAGATCAACGACAAGCTGGCGGCCGACGCAGAGATGTCCAAGATCTATGTTGCACGCCAGATGTATGGAAACGGGTATGTGAATAACTGCTGTCCGACCTGCAAGAAGACCCAAAAGGCTGGCGAGTGTAACTGCAGGCTGACGGCGGCGCAGGCGCTTGGACTCAAGAGCACGATTCAGTGGCCGCATACGGCGGATCGTAACGCTTAAACATCTCCCTAGAAATCTAGTAATGTTGACCATCTATACCTATAGAATTCCCAAGCCAGTCGAGTGCTATGACATGTCTCGACTTTCTTTGGAAGAGTCCTTTGTAGATACCATTAAGTCGATCTCGGAACACCAGACCTCCGGAACGATTTGGTTTGGATATTTAGAGGGGTGGATGCTCACTCCCTACGAAGAGGTCATTTTGCGAAAAGCTTTACGCACATTTCATTGCATCGTGGTCACGCGATTTCCACAGTCCTTCTCTCATGCCTGGAAAAACGAAACCGATTGGGTCTACACAGAGCCACCTAACCATGGATCACCCGACACTCACAACAATGGTCGTACTCTACACGATGGGCGTCAAGCTTGATACGAACGTCCTTGCTCACGAGCTTCCCCTAACAGCTGATATTATCAAGGTCGAAAAGCAGGGGGTTGTCAAGCGGGGGTCCTCCAAGCGAGATCTGATCAAGAGACGGGCAAAGACTACAGCTCCGAAGCGTACGACGGGGTTTGGCCACAACTCAATTACCCTGGTCGTCATGTCGGCCGGAGACGGGACTCTCCTTCGCAAGGAGATTACTGTCAAAATCTTCCAGAACGGCGTGTTTCACATCACGGGCGTTCTGGATGAGAAGTATGATCGGCATGTCACGGGATTGTTGAAGGATCACATTGAAGCACACTGTTCCGCTGCGAGGTCCGGCGAGTGGACGGACATTCGCCGCGTGGTGCTCATGAACTACAAGACCAAACTGACGGGATCTACAAATATCTCTCGCGATGCATTGTATGCGTCTCTGCGGGAGAAGGAGGTGACAACGGTCTATGAGCCAGCGGTATATCCCGCAGTCAAGATCTACTTTCCAAAGACGAAGTGGATCGCCAAGGTCTTTCGCACAGGTCAGATCATTCTGACTGGAATGACCACGCATGACGAGTGTGCGTCTCTTATGACCCAGTTAAAGCCATTACTCCTAGTAAACGGAAATGGCGCTTCGCGAACTGAGTCCGTCTGAGGTGGCAGCTGGAGTTCGCGGTATCAAAGACGATGATCTGACTGCAACACAGGTTCAGGCCCTCGTTCGCAACATGGATGCATCCAAGCAGAAGTGGGCTCGTCTTAAGGCGAACAAGCAGCAGTACGAGGAGAAGCTCCAGCAGGAGAATGAGACCCTCTACTTCAACTATCCGTCCCTTTTTCAAATGCATGCCGAGGACCGTGTGGATGCGACCTTTTTTGAGATGCTTGCTCTGAAGAGGAAGATCGAGAAGGGTGAGATCACACCGGAACAAGCGACACAGGTGATCGGTCAGAAGCTCCACCAACGGTACCTTCCTGGACAGGCCCCGGTGCAGCAGGCTCCGACACTGTCGTACGAGGAATTCTATCGGCAGACCCAATGAACTCGTAGTCCTTGGTGCTACGACAGACGAAGTGGAAGTACTTGCATAACTCCTCCCAGGTACAGTCGTCCATTGAGTAGCACTTCATCCGGCTCAGATCAAGTGCGTCAAGCACGTCACAGAGCTCGTCCTTTGAGACGCTGTTATCCAGAACAAAGAAGTCGTTCCTACTGTTACCATAGAGCTCCCGAAGGCGATCTATGGTATCAAGGAGCGCTGACTTACCCAGGATACAGTACTGCTTGTCGAAGTCAAAGTTTAAGAGACTGTTGCAATACTTGTACTCGAAGTTTGGTCTCTTCCAGATCCTCTCCCCTGAGCTCGGACCAGGCTGCTCAAATGCACCCACCTGTTTCATGTGGTCGTCAATTTTGTACTCTGCGTATCCCTGAGGCACAATGAATTGAGGACCGAGACGATTGATCTCCGAGTTGCGAATCAGTGAAAAGTTATTCCAGCCATCGTTCATATATTGGATGTACGCAAACTTGTGAACGCGCGCCATCTTGGTCCGGACACATGTGCGCATCAGAATCTCCTGGTCGTCGCAGATCGGGAGGTACTCTGAATAGTTGCCCAGGTCGTTCAAGACCGATCGCTTCCAGATACGAGGATGATTGGGAACACCCACGATGTGGCCCATGGACATATTGTTAATGTTTGCAGAGGAGATGACATTCACCCAGACATCCTTGTACTTCTGACGGTAGTACCCGCAGTATCCCAGACCAAAATGATCACCGAAGGAGTGGCGCTCCCGGTTCTCGTACAAGTGCGCAGTGTCCATGTAGACAAACCCAACCTCCGGATCTGTCTCAAAGGACTTCACTGCATCACCCAGGCAGTCGGGCAAGATCTCATCATCGTGATCCAACTCCAGCACATACTTGCCGCGGCACATAGAGACCACTTCATTTTTCACATTACCAATATTGCCACTGTTTGTTGCGCGGCGATACAGCCGAACACGAGGATCGTTACCGACCAGTCCCTTCAAAAAATCAAAATGTGCTTCGTCGGGCGAATCATCCAGCACAACCCACTCCCAGTCCTTCATTGTCTGCAGCTTGAGGCTCTCGTAGGGACGGAGGAACTTCTGATACGAATTGTAGCAGGTGGTAAAGGCTGAAAAAATAGGACGAGTCATTTCACGAGGAAGAAGAGCGTTGTGGATATAGCAAAAATTGATGCCCCGATTGAAGGCGGCGATGTCCTCTACGGAACTAAAGTGAATCCACTTCAATCTCATACGGTTCACTAGCTCTCCCATGAGCGGATAATACTCTGTTTCGCTCTCGCCGTAGGTCACAAGAATGTGATAGTTAGAATCAAACAGTTTGAGGACATCCTTCGGATCGGATGTAAAATTGAGTGTGCAGTCGAGAGACGACTCTTTGGCCTTCAGCACCTCGTCGATTGCTGCATACGACTCCTTGCGAAAGAACAAGACATTTGGGTATTTCATTATCTCCTAGATCCACTCTACTCCTTAAACTCTACACGCAGATCCGCCAGCATCTTTCCGAGAACGTTCTTACCCGGCCACTTTGCGGGATCGTTTGCCTTGGAGGTATCTGCCGAGGTACCGATTCCCCAGTACTTATCGCGCGCAGATGCCTCACCGATCGGCCGGGTTCCCGTCTCTACCAGCTTAGACTTCAGGTCCGGGTGCTGGATAAACTTAGCCTTGACCGCAGTGCGCATGATCCCATCCTTGGTCTTGTCCCACGCATCCTTATCAAAGTCCTTGACACGCTTGCCAATGGCCTTCACTGACTTTGCTGACGGTGTCTTGAGGATCTTGTCGGCAGCCGCGCCATCACCGAACTGCTTGGCCTTGGACCACTGGAAGTAGTGCTCCACGGTGGGGAAGGTGATCGAGTCCACCTCAAACGGCGCCTCGTACATATTGGAGAACACGCGCCACTCACCCTTGCCCTCATCGGCACCGAAGAACAGGATCGGCTCCTGACCGGGCTCCACGGCAACCTTCTTGACAATCTTCTTCTTGACCGGTGGCTTGGTCTCCTCCTTCGCCGGTTCCGAGCGCTCATCCTTGACCTCCGGCTCGGTGGCCATCGGGATCACCGCCTCCTGCTTGTCCTTCTTCTTCGGCTCCTTGGACCGCTCAAACACAAAGCTCCGGTGAAGGAAGCTGAAGGTCTGATGCTCCTGCGACAGCAACACCGTATTCTGATCTGCATAGTGATCACCGAACATCGTGCTGCCCACCAGATCGTAACCGTGCTCCTTCAGGACCTCCGTCATCTTCTCAAAGGGAACCAGGTACTCCTTCTGCGGCTGCTCAAAGCTCTCCAGGTGAACCGAGACTGCCTGACCGAACGTCTCCGTCCAGCTCTGTCCGTCATCATACTCCTTGACGAACTCACCAAAGACCTGCGTCCCCGAGCGGAACATGTGGCTCTTCTTTCCCATCAGCAGGGAGTAGACCGAAGCACCATCCAGGCAGGTTCCGAAGAACAGGCCCTTGCCGTGCGTCTCCAGATTATTTGCAAAGGTCGCGAAGGCCTCGTCGGACGCGCATGCATAGTGAATGGCCATCTGGCACGACACCACATCAAACTCCGTGTGTCCTGCAAAGTGCTCCAGGTACGGAGTGGTTGCCGGCTGGGATCCGGAGACAATGTTCGCATACTTGTTATCGCCCTCAAACAGAGGCTTGGTCATGTCGCCACAGACAAACAGAACCGGAGGAATGTACTCCGTCGGATTCGCCGCCTTCTCCTTCAGGTATCGCACACATGCTCCTTGGCGCGGTGAGGTAATGCAGGACATCGACGAGTCCACGCCCACGACGAGCGACGGCTTGGTTCTCTTCCACTTCAGGAGGTCACCCGCACGACCCACGGCAAGCTCGAGCAAGGAATCACCCTGCTTAATCGACGAGCGGTACAGATCATCCTTGATGCGGTTGTGGAATCCGTAGACATCACGGAGGATCCGGTCACGTGCATCCAGATTATCGCGGTAGTACAGGTCATCCTCAAAGGTCGCGTCCGGCGGAGCCTCCACCAGGTTCTTCAACATGTCCTCTGTGATCGGCACGTGCATATTGGTCCAGATCGCATCGGCCACTGCGATATCGTTGCCAAACTGCGGCTGCCCCAGAACACGGTACTGGTGGGTCTTGTCGTAGCGGGTCCGCATGATGGTCCAGCGACCGAGATCCGTATCGTACGAACACTCAATCACCGTGTTATCCTCCACGCGATCTCCCATAGAATCCACAGGGACACCCGCGTCGTTCAGAGGCACATTGATTACGTGAGCATCCGGCGCCCGAGGAACCGACGGCTGGAACGGGCTCGGCACACGGTTCCGAGTCTCAGCATGGACCCGCTCCTCTGGAGATAGGACCGGCATCACGTACTCTCCCGTCATGGTCTCGCAGGGATACACCACATCACCCGGCGTTCTGGAAACATACAGCGTTCCCTTCACGACCCGCTTTCCGATGGACGTGTCAAAGTTCTCGCCATTCTTCAGCTTGACCAGAAAGTCAATGCTGTTATGAGAGGCCGGCTTCCACTTGTAGACCGTCATCCACGTCTTGCCACGACGCTCCGTCACGGGAGCCACCGGCGATGCCCGAGGAGTAAACACCAGACCATCTGTCGGGTACTCAAACTTCGTGTCCAGCATCTTGCGGATTGCTGTCTGCATCGCCTCACCGTCTCCTGCAAGGAAGAGCTTCGTGGTGATACGAAGAGGCTTGCCACCTGGCATGGAGGTGAAGTCCGTCGGGATGTCGCCCACAAACGACCGCGCACAACCCAGACGGGACTTGGTCATGTCGTCCTCCGAGACGAACAGGGGAAGGCGGCGCACGTCACGGTTCTTGTACCAGTAGACGTCGAAGATACAGAACTGGTTGCGGTCCACCAGGTACTCGCCGTCCAGAATATCACCGACGTGGAGATCCTTCGTAGCCGTCAGCCCGGTCCAGGTGATCACGGAACTCGGAGTCACGCGCAGGACCCGACGGTCGCGCATCACCACCAAGAAGCAGCGCTCACCATCGGCCTTGTTCGTAACCGTGTATCCCGTGAGGATATTATTCGGCCGATCCGCCAACAGGTGGCGACGCTCCAGGGTCACAGGGTTCAGGAACGGGGTCCGCGTCGTCTCAAACTCCATGCGGTAGCGCTGCATCTCAGAGGAGGACAGAACAAACTGCGATCCCTGAAAGGCCGCCAGCACCGGAGCAATATGGCGGACCACCGACGCAGCGATGTCTTCCTGACTGCGAGTGCGGTCGATCACCTCCAGCTCCAACTCGTAGGTCGGCGTCTGCTTAAGAATGTCCTCAAACGTCTTTGCTGTCTTGCTCTTGGACTTGCTCTGCGAGAAGTCGTAGCGGACAATCCCGTCCAGGCTAGTCCAGGACTTGCGGTGGATAATCCGGATGTGACTCGCCGAATCCATCGGGGTACCCGTGAAGTCCTTGCGCAGGTGCTCCTCGTGACGAAGCGTGATGCGGACGCCCATCTCCGGAATATCGATCGTGTCCGACTTACCCTGGATTGCCGTGACGACCTCAAAGTAGCGGCGCTTTCGCTCTACGGTGAGAGGGACTCCGCGGAAACTCCCTGTTGTGCAGACTTTGAGGATGTTCTCAGCTCCAAGGACTGCAACACGAAGCCCATCGGAGTAGGAGAAGGTGGCGCGGTGCTCGTGAATGGGAGGACCGCGAGAATAGAGTTGAATTGCGTTGGTGATGCGATCTGCAACGTCCTTCGTGTGAATCTGGTTCGGAAGGATCTTGCATTCGAGTTCTGCATGCTTGTCCTTCTTGACGAGTGCAGTAAAGTCCTTCAAGCTGGCAAGTGCCGTCGGAGGAAGAAGGGTATCCATGGTTCCTTATCTATAGACTTGAATGAAAAGTGTCCATTTTACTCTGTTCTAGGTTCTAGCATTTGTAGAACCATGTCTAAATCTACATCTTCATCCATTATCAGAATCCTATATGCATCCTGGCCTCTAAATACACACTGCTCCTTGTGAAACCGTAGACCGATCGCAGTGAGACTTTCTATGAAAGTAGCCTCTTGTTCGGGCTTATCGTATGTATACGGATACGATACGATGAATGTTTGACTTTCTTTCGCAGGTCCTCTCTGCTCTCTGGGTTTGAATGCATAAATCTTAGAGTGATCTATGAATGGACGTGCATGACGTATACCACACTTCTCCTCAAGACGACGTATGTTTGCTGGAGTTCTTGCTTTATAACTATCTCCCCATACAGATGTCTCTTTGATTACGTATCCATCCATTTATTTTGTAACAGTGCGTTACATCTAAGCTAATCAACGTCTCTCGTACGTCTTGCGCTCTGCCTCATCGGCCTCCATCTGCTTGTGCTGATCAAGATAAAAAGTGACCATCTTATCCATCTCCAGCAGACAGGCATCTGGAAGGGCATCCGAAGACACCAGCACACCATTTTGGGTCTTGGTAAAACTTTCTGTGTATTTCTTGATTACGTTAAAGATCTGAGCATGCTCGTTCGCATCAAGCCGGTCCAGTCTTTCCTTCAACGCTTCTTTCTTGCTTCGGTTCATCTTGTCCTTCCGCAACAGTTCGTCCGATCTTCTTCCTACGCGCCTCCGGTTTGGTCTTTTCAACTGCCACGGTGACCGTACGCTTCTCCTTGTCACCCTCTCCGACCGGCGCAGCGATCACATCCACCTTCTCAGGCTCCTCTGTCTCCTTCTTCTGGTCGGGACGAATGACTTCGCGCAGCTTCCCGAGGACCACGATAGACTGGTCTCCTTGCTGGAACCGGGTACCCACGACATCAAACTCAATATCGTGGCCGAGCTCGGCTCCGTCAAAGTCCGGGTTTCCAATGTGAAGGTCGCGAGGCAGAAGGATCTTGATGGGACTGATCTCAGCGTGAAGACCGATCTTGCTCTTCAGAACCACGGGAGCCTTGAACACCTGCCCGGCATGAGGGAGGCACAGGTCGGCTTGGAAGCGAACCGAGTAGTCCAGACCGCCCTTGAGGATATTGGTGCGACCAAAGGAATGCTCAATGACCGTGATGCTTCGGGGCTGGACATATCCCTCCGGAAGGCAGACTCCCTCGTACTTGTGACGGAGCTGGGCGACCAGACTTGCAAGGATATTGCGTTGGAGGAAGCGGGAATCCACATGAACGTTCCGAGTCAATTCACGACGTTCATAGAGAGGGTCCATTGTACCTTCTTGTGTGTTTGGGTGGAGAGTTTTCGTTTTACTTAGCCGCCTTGAGTCCCTTCATCACAGCACCCTTTTGCGAATCCAAGACCTTCAGTTCCTCGGGAGTGTACCAGACCATATTGTGCTCCTCGCGAGCCAAGAGCTCGGCGTAGATACACAACGGGTTTCCCTTCAGGTTCGCAGGAACTCCCTTGCCTTCCCGATCCACATACTTTGCAACCACCTTCATTCGTGCTACACTGTTCTTACCCGTGGAGCAAATGATCGGTGAGAATGTCTTGGCACCGATGGTGCGAACCGGGACGTCATCCACGATCTCCGAGGGGGCCAACGTCAGCTTTCCATCTGCCTCCATCGACGCAAAGAGCTTCTTCTTATCTCCCACGAAGCGAGACACCAAATCCTTGACCCACTGCGCGTACTTGACCAGACCATCTTCGTCGGTGTCGGGCTTCTCACCCGTGGCAATCAGATCGGTATCAGGGATCCGGAGGCGATTGATGAAGGGTAGGTCGGGGTTCGTAGCAAGATACACCTTCTTCTCAGCCGGCGTGAAGGTGTGATCAAAGATGTAGCCGTTCAGCAGCTCCTCGGAGAAACGGGTCCTGGCATCTCCCGGCCAGGAAAAGGCGGTGCGGCGAACATCGACCACATCGTCCGTCAGTTCCGGCGGGGGTGCATCGGGTTCAGGGGCTGCTTCGGGGATCTCCACGTCAATCGGCTTCACGGGTTTGGTCGTGCGCTCCACCATGGTGCTGTTCGGAACATCAATCGGCGCCAAGGCATACAAATCTCCCTTGGACTCGAGCAGACTCGCCCGTCCAAAAGAATCCTTGAACCGGAAGGAGGTAGAAATGGCCTGCTGAAGAGTGTAGACCACCACATCCCGACTGAAGGGACGCAGGGCCGCAAAGAGCTGCTGACGATCCCAGATCGACTTGTCAATGAACAGCTTTCCAATCTTGGTCAGGATCTCATCCCGAGAATCCAGGTAGGTTGACAAGGGCCGCACGTGATCCGGATCAGGGACCGATGGCGTCACCTTACACTGCTCCACATCGGGTGCCTCGTCGAACGCCGGTGCCATCATGGTCTTCAGTTGATAGTTCACCTCCTCGTGACCTTCATCGCGGATCTGGGGGACTTCCAGCTCTCTCCAATCAGCAGGCAGTGCTAACTGAATGGGACAGTCCATCGCGGATTCTGCCAAGACCTTGCGAACTTTTGCGATACGCATACCCTTCGGTTCCACACGCACGCGGTAGGTGTACTCGTCAAAGGCCTCGCGTTCTCCGTCGGGACGCACAATGTGAAGATACACGGTACAGTTCTGCTCGTTGTTCGGGAGATCTTGGTGACTGCAGGTACGGAGAGCACGACCCACCACCTGCTCAATGCGGCTCATGTTCCACCAGGGATCCAGAATGTGAACCTGACGGATGAAGCGAAAGTCAATTCCTTCTGCAGCAAGAGGGCTGGTGATGATAACCTTGACGTTCTTTCCGGATACGTTTGAGCGATTCTTCACTGCGCTCAACATGGCCGAGATCTCTACGTCCGTTGCCTCGGATGAGATCAGAATATACTTGCCCTTCGGTGGTCCCTTGTAGCCGGTCTTCTTCATCAGAGTCCGTCCTTTGAACGGAGCAAACCCATGCTCCTCCAGAGCCATTGCAAAAAGACGGGCTCCGCGATCGACGTAGTTGGAGTACACCATACAGACGCCACTGGATTGTTCGATAGAATGGATTACGCTCACAAACTTCGCAGAGTATCCTGGCAGATTCTCAGGGTTCAAGAACGGCGGCACATCCTTCTTGTACTCGTATTGGTACTTGTCCTCTTTCGGAACCTTTGACACTGCGAAGGTATCCTTGAAGGCCTTGTTTCCAGGAAAGACAGAGACTGTGGGCGACATCATGGCCGCACGCTTCGTATCATCAACCTCTCTGGCTCCCGATGTCAAGACCTTCAGCTGCTCACCGGCCGGTTGTGACGAGACTAAACTCAGATACTTGATACGGTCCTTCGAAGGGATCTCATTGTTATTGAATCCAATACGCAGTTCATCGGTATCCGCACTAGCCGGCGGAGGGAGACGGAAGGGAAACGTGAAGGGACTCTCACCCTTTGCATAGGACACGTAGTTTTGGCACCAGTCCCGGAACATGGTCTCGGATTCACCTCCCTTCAAGGTCGCATCCGCATTGAAAATATCTGATGGCTTGATGCGAGTGTCGAACGGCTGCTTGCGCTCATTCCACAGAAAGAGGTTCATGAAGAACACAATCTCCTCGTAGGTATCGTACATGGGTGTGGCGGTCAGCAGAACCAGAACCAGACCATCCGCGACCTTGACCAGTCGTTCAAGATTGGTGGCAACGGTGGTCTCCTCTGTCGTGATGTTGTGAGCCTCGTCAATGATCAGGAGGCGGTTATCAAAATTCTCATGGATCCACGCAGTATCAATATCTGCCTCCGTTCCCGACAGCTTCCGCTCAATGGTGGAACCGAAGGAGTTGTAGGCCTGGAATTCGTAGAACTCGTTAATGATGCGGCCCGAGGTCTTGTCCAGTCGAGCGCGAACTTCGTTGTTTTCCCAGTTCTTGGGTTCCGCTTCAATACGGAGCAGCATATCCAGGTAACGACGCCCCGTACATTGCTTGGAGCTCAGCGTGTCGCTGGCCTTGTCCAGATAGACTCGGCTCATGTCAAAGATCTGCGTTCGGAAGTTCTCCTGCACAGCGCGGGATGCAATGACCAGAACCTTCTTATCCTGAAACTCGGGGCGCAAGATGTACTCTTCTGCGATTTGGATACCTGTACATGTCTTGCCAACACCTGTGCCGTGGACCATCAGCAGGTTACGGGTAGGAGAATCGGGAGACAGAACTCGCCGAAGCAAACGCTGTAACGGTTGAAGTGCGTAGTCCTGACCCGATGAATTGCAAAGACGTTCACGGAGGGAATACAGTGCGTCCAAACTTGCGCCGGGAAGCGAAGGTGTTTTGATTTCTGCAAGTTCAGGAAGTGTCAAGTTGACCATTACTTTGTTTCCCTATTATTTACTAAAGATGCCTTCCTCAGGTCCTCTGGATCCGCCGCCGCCAGCGAACACTGTCCCCACAGACACTACAAAGACCACCGAGACCGTGACGTCGTCCATGGGTGCCCTAGGAATTGTTGGGGCCATCATTGGATTCATTCCGCTGTTCATTTGGCATCTCGGTGCAGCCAGTCTGTCCTACGCAAAGTACGGATCGATTGGATGGGCGATTCTTGACTTCTTCTTCGCGGCATTTTACTACCCGTTCTATGCACTGGTTCTGAATACTCCAGCGGCCTCCATGATGGGTGGACGTCGGCGTATGAAGTTGTTCTAGTTTGTTTCGTAGAGGTAAGTAATGGCAGCGGTAGTCCCACGCTCATCGGATCGCATTGCGGCAAACCGAAAGGCTGTTGAGGAGAAACTCCTTGAACAACAGAAACTGGCCTCTGAGAGCATTGTGAAGATATGGGATCAGGCCATTGCAGAGGGTCCTCCAAAAAGGGCAGCAGACTCTAAGGGGGACATCGAGCCGGTGAACGAAAAACGGTTTAACGATCTGTTTGCTAAGCAGCAAACCAACTGGAAGAAATTTGTGGACAAGCGTCGTAATCAGAAAACTACCAAAGATGCAATCCGTGAGTTGTTTACCATCGGACAGATGGATCTGGCACTGATCAATTTTGGACCTCGGTATGTAGCATTGTGGGAGACAAACTTCTCAAATGAGACGGTTCGCGACATCTTTGAACTTGCTGACGTAGACGAACAATGTAACAATACGATTGGAGCCGTTGTTCCAGGAACAACTCTCTGTTGGATCTGCGGAATGCCAATTTGGGCCGAGTCCAAAGACCTCCCATGCAAATCTGACAACGGTCTGTCTCCTGAGTGCGAACACATTCTTCCCATTGCACAGGCGGCACTCTTTCTTCAGCTGTATGACAAGACAAACTACGAATCCGATCTTTTTAAGTTTGAATACGATTGGTCGCACAAGACCTGCAATCAAACAAAAAATGCAGATGTGTATTTCAAGACGCGAACGATTGACGATGAATTGACCATCGTCACTACGGAGGACGGGCTCCCCGTCTTTGATGAAGCTGCTGTGAGACGACTCCTTGAGAAAATCTACGATTCGAAGCGATCGGATGCCACATGCGAACCAAGAAACGCGCACGTTCGAAATACGAAGGGCTTTTTCATAGATACGTATTCATTTAGAGATACGCTTCAGGATTGGGTGAACTTCAAATATTTGGATAAGGGATCTGTTGAGCAATGGAAAAAACATCGCATCGATGTCTTCCGGGCAAAGTATACTGCAATTATTAATTTCATCGGGGGAACTAACTTCAAGTTAAATCCCCAGACGTATATATTGTCGTTGGCATCTGCGATCGCTGAGATTGTCACCCGTCAAGACCTTCATCGCAGAGCGGTGAAAGGACAGTCGCCATTTCGTCGTCAAAAGACACTTGGTTACAAACCGGAGAAAAAGGATGATATAGATTTGACACTCTCATCTGAGATCGTGAATTTGACTGCAACTCTTAAGAGTATTGCCGAATACCAGAACAAGATAGAGATACTCGAGACGCCACCCGAGTTGAAGCGACCGGGTCCTCCACCGCCGTCTGATCCACCTCCCGAAGGGGCGGCTAGGGTCGAACCCCCATTCCCGCCTCCGTATGATCAGCTTCCTCTTCCAATGCCAGAGGATCTTGACTATCTGCCCCAACTTCTACTGGGAGACGGATTCATAGATTCGAGTGCATTTGATGATGTTGACGCTGCAGCCGTCCTCACGAATATCGTACCCCAACCCCCGGCCGAGCCTGCTGTTGAAAGTGCGGCACGTAGTCTCTCGGCACTCGGTCAAACCACTGAAAGCAAACGGGCTAAACTGACGGAGTCCCAGAGTGATTCTGCATATGAATCCGACTATGGAGGCCGTCGCCGAACACGTCGCCGCACGTCAAGTTTTCTGCCTCACCGTCGCCGGCGGTCTCACCAGGCCATCAGAACATCCTCTAGGCGCAGACCTGCACTCGGCATGGCAGACAGCTTCTGATTGACCTCCTCCAGAGTCTTGTCCTCGGGCTCCTCATCGTGTCCGTCAGGCAACCGCGACTCATCCACCAGGATATCCACGAAGCCTGTTCCACACGGGGGCTTCTGACCAAACATGATGTTCGCCGAGACACCGCGCATGGTGTCATACTCAGCACCCATCGCAGCATTAAACATGTTCTTGCTGGTCTCCTCAAACGAGGACCGAGCCAGAACACCCGTCTCATTCTTGTTCATGCCAAACCGGTTCACCGCCACGATGCGACCGCTGAACGTCATGCTGTCCACCAGCACGGACAAGTGGTGGTAATTCACCTTCTCCTGCACGAAGACCTCAGAGCACTCCTCAAAGATCGCCAGGCGCGCAGCCTCAATGCCGAAGACATCGTTGATCTCGTGAATGTCGTTCGAGAACGTACGGGTTCCGTCGCCACCCGGAAACACCATGAGCTGGTACATGTTGGTGCCGTCCACATCCAGAACATACTGCTCCTTCTGAGTGTATCCTGCAACCGTAGGGTCGTAGGTCAGCTCGTTCTTCACCTTGCGCAAGTGAACACCGCCGACACCATCCACGCCCGTCAGCACAGTGTCCAGAATCTTGTCCTCTAGGAACCGCAGCTGCGTGGGTGTCTTGATCAAGTTATCGTCAAACGTCAGGCGCAGGATCAGTTTGGATGCATCGGCATTGGACAGGACCGCCTCAGCCTTGACGCTCTTGCCGTCACCGATGGAATGCATGCACTCCAGGATCTTCAGCGGCGAGTTCCTCAGCTTAGCCTGAACCTCCGTGAGATCCAGAATGTTGCGCGAGGCCATCTCCAGATCATTCAGTTCCAGGCGCATGATCCAGGGGGATGCACAGGACGCCTCGTTCGAGACCGTGAACTCCTGGTAGAGCGCCAAGACCTCCGCATCCTCCTCCACCACCGTTCCGGTCGTGGGCGGATCATAGTAGATGCGCACCGACTTGGTGATGTCGCGCAGGGTCGTGCGCTGGATCTCCTTCATCTTAGAAATGACCGCATCCTGATCGTAGGCAATCTCCGGGTTCAGGTAGACCGTGTTACCCGGGCGCTTCGGATTCGCCGACGCTGACAGAATCTCCTCCAGACGCGGCACACCGGAAGTGGCGTTGGCCTTTGCCGTACCTGCCGAGTGGAACGTGTTGAGGGTCAGCTGGGTCGTCGGCTCACCAATGGACTGCGCCGCCAGGGCACCCACCATCTCACCTGCGTGGACCTGGCTCTTGATGTAGCGGAACCGGATGTCGCGCATCAGCTCGTCAAACAGGGCAAGACTCAGGCGGTGGGTCACGATGGCCTTCTTCGGCGCCAGATAGAAGCGCAGCAGAGCGTGGAACACCCGGCTGTACGGGAACTCCTTGACAAACCGGTTCAAGGCAGAGACCACGTGAGCGGGCGTCAGATCCGTCTTAGTAGAGAAGGTGTTGGTGTACTTGGTCAGCAGACGCTTCAGATTCACCGGCGCCAGAACCGTATCGTTCTTGCGGAACCGGAACACAGACTTCACAAAGACATCACGATCCGCCACAAGCTCCTCCACCATATCCGGGGACTCCTCCACCGACTCAGTCAGGAAGGGGTTGACAATGTCCGGTGTCAGCGCATACTCCTTGTAGATGTTCTCCAGCGTCATCAGGGCAAGCTCGCAGGTCTGCTGCTCCACCGACACCGTATCCACACCATCCTCGCCGTATGCAAACTGAATGATCGAGCCAGTCACGTTGCGAACCGTACCGTCATGTTCGACGTGTTGATCCTCCATGGACTTCATCAGGCGACGCTGAATGTAGCCCGTATCGGAGGTCTTGACGGCCGTATCAATCAGACCCTCACGTCCTGCCTGAGCGTGGTAGAAGAACTCCGCCGGCATCAGACCATCTACGAAGGAGTGCTGAACGAATCCACGCGACTCCACGCCGTCATCGTACCGGGCAAAGTGCGGCAGAGTACGGTCCTGAAGCGTGTACTGAACACGCTTACCCTCAATGAGCTGCTGTCCCAGAAGGGCCACCATCTGCGTGATGTTCTGCTCACCTCCCTTGGATCCTGAGTCCACCATCTGTACGATACGGTTCGCCTTATCCAGCGAGCCAATCACCTTCGTGTTAATGGATGCTGCAACCTCCTTCAGAGCCGACGAAATGTCATCCTCCAGCTGCTCGCCATCCGAGAGACCCATGGTGTTCACGAACTGTCCCGAGTGAACTGCTGCAAGGATCTCCGCCACACGGTCACGGCCTGTCTTCAGCTGCTCTCCCACGAAGTCACGCGTTGTCTGGTTCGCAATCAGATCGGACGTGCCCACCGAGAAACCGGTGTACAGATTGTACTGGGTCACGATCGACTGGATGTCATTGATCAGCTGACCGCAGCGCTCGGGTCCAAAGTCCGCATAGACCACGTGGAGCAGACCGCTCACACCACCCTTCTGCAGAACGTCGCCCTCCGCAAGCTGTCCGTTCTTCAGCGTGATCTTGCCCTTGTAGTTCATCATCGGGAATGCCGCAGAGATCAGCTCGCTTCCTGACCACGGCGCATCCTTGCGAGTGAAGGGCAGGCGCAGACGGGCCAGGATGTTCATGGCAATCGGCTCAGGAACCCGCACACCGGGCTGCGTAATGCGGTAGGCACCGGTCATGGTGTCCTGGAAGAGCTGAATGATCGGGCTGTTCGTACGAGGACTGATGATGTTACGCAGCACACTCGCAATGTACCGGAGCTCCGTCGCAGAGGCGATGGACTGGGGCACGTGCATGTTCATCTCATCACCATCGAAATCAGCGTTGTAGGGACGGGTGGCCGAGACGTTCAGACGGAACGTGGAATACGGCAGAACCACAACACGGTGAGCCATCATGGACGCCTTGTGAAGAGACGGTTGACGGTTGAACAGCACAATGTCCCCGTTGATCAGGTGACGGTGGACCACGTCGCCCTCACGGATGTCAATGGTCTCCGGATTCACATAGCGCAGAGACACCGTGCGATCATCGGCCTTCAGATACACAGACTTGGCCCCGGGATGCTTGTCGGGGCCGTTCTTTACATAACTCAGCAGACGGTCGCGATTGTAGGGACTGACAATCTCCGGAAAGGTCAGGTTCGTGGCAATCTCCTCCGGAACACCCAGCTCGTCCAGTTCGATGTTCGCATCCGGTGTGATAACCGAACGGGCGCTGAAGTCCACGCGCTTACCCATCAGGTTACCACGGACACGGCCAGTCTTTGCACCAAAGCGAGACTTCAGAGTCCGGAGCGGACGTCCCGAGCGCTGAGCCGTCGGCTCAAGTCCTTTGATGTCATTGTCCACATAGGTCGCCACATCATACTGGAGCTTGGCAGTGTACTTGTCCAGCACATCTGCCGACTCCTCCTTCCCAATCTTCTCCCGGACCTTGTCGTTGGCGCGCAGGATATTGATCAGCACGTGCGTCAGGTCATCCTCCATGCGCTGGTTGTCGTCCATGACCACCGACGGGCGGACCGTGAGTGGAGGGACCGCAAGAACCGTACAGATCATCCACTCCGGGCGAGCGAACTTGGGATTCAGACCAATCATGCGACAGTCCTCATCCGTGATGCGCTGGAAGGCGCGCAGGATCATCTCCGCCTGGAGATTGACCGGCTCCGTGCCCACATCCACCAGCTGTCCCTCCAGGGTCGCGGCCTTGCCAACGACCTTGGCGATCTTCTTGAAGATGGGCGTCTCACAGTGAGGGCACTCAAACGGCTCATCCTTCTTTGGTGCAGGACGCATGTCACGGACCTCCTTGAACCGCGACAGACCCGTCGACTTCAGGGCCTTCACGCTATCCTCATCTGCAAGAACCTTTGAGCAGTTCAGACAGATGACGTTGGCCAGCTTCTCCACCATGTCGAAGAACTGGTAGAGGTAGACCGGGCGCGACAGCCGGATGTGGCCAAAGTGACCCGGGCAGAACTGGTTGGTTTGCTTGCAGGTAGGACAGACCTTGCCGTTTTCGATGACGCCGAAACGAGCATCGAAGACGCCATTTGCGATGGGCTGATTGTTTTGGTAGGTCTTGTCGGTGAGAACTTCAACGACGGAGCGCTTGACGAGGTCCTCAGGATTCGAGATTCCGAACTGAACTCCGACGATAGTATCACCCATGTTGAATACCTCTTACTCTTGTGTGTAGACTATTCCGTTTTGTTTCACGCGAAGCCAAAGCAACGAGGCCAGTGGAAGTAACTTGTGATGAACCCTAGCAAGCCACTCTAATCCCAGAAGAAAGACGACCAGCGTGCTTCCTACAATAACAAATACAGTTGCGAGTTCGGGTGTGGGTTTCTGGTGAAAGGCTTCCAAAATAGGTGTCACAAAGCTCTCATAATCTCCAATCAGTTTTTGTTCTACTTTTGAAACCACACACCCATTGCAGGCTATGTGTTGTAACCAGACCAACAGGCACGCAAATAGGATGAGTGTTTGTAGCCAGAATGCCGGATAGAGCGTGTGTGACACAATAATGAGTACGATCAGCGTATTGCTGAGAAAGTTATGGATGTATCGCAAGATCTTCCCCTTTCGGATAGGGTCTTCTTCCCAAAACATGATCTTGTGAACGGCCCATTCGGCCCACTCGGTTGCAAATGCCTCCATTCTTAACCACGGAGAGAAAAACAGACCTCCCAGAACTCATCCTCGTCCACCATGCGCTCCACAGCCTTTGCGTCGTAGGTGGTCTTTAGTTTTTCAATGAACTCTTCGTATTCCTGGCCACGCCGCTGCTTAAATAAAACCCCCTGGCGAAACCGGATGGACCGGATGTGTCGCAGGATGTCTTTTGCAAGGTTCGAAGTCTCCTGAGCAGGAATATCATGCTCACGTTCCGAATCCTTCATGGTTCTCACAAGTGAGCTCCAGTGTTCTAATGTTAGGTAGTAGTCCATTGTTAGATGTAGGCATAATAGAACGTAAATGTTTCGCCAGCCGCTGTTCCATGAAGAAAAAGGGTTGCGGTCAATGTCCAGTTTCCACTGAAATAGGTGACAGTCGTGCTAATTAAAGTGAAATGCCCGGCAAACTGCGAATTAAATCCAATGATCCACAAATGGTTGGCCAAAGGCGAGACCGTGGCCGTAGCTTGATAGACCTCACCTGCTACTTGCGTGATTGTTAAACCACTCACAGAGCCAACTGTAGGGGTAAAGAGGCCCATCGGTCCCGTGGATCCAGTGGGTCCCTTGACTCCGTTAGATCCCGTCGATCCACTGGGTCCCGTACGGCCAGTGCTACCTTGGGAGTCTTGTAGTGCGCCACCTGTAGGACCACTGGGACCGGTGGGCCCAGTAACGGTCGACACACTACTATTTGGCCCCGCGAATCCAGTGTCTCCGGTCATCATTGAAGCTAGCCCCTGAAACCCAGGTGGACCCTGGGGACCTGTGGTACCTCCAGTTACGCCGTTTGGACCTTGAAGGCCCATACGACCCTGAGGACCTACGAGTCCTCCACCTTGGAACCCCGTAGTACCACGTCCTCCTGTGGAACCGGTAACTCCTTGTAATCCTTGAATACCGGTAGTGCCTGTCGGACCTGTTCTTCCCGTAGGTCCACGTGTGCCAGCCGCCCCTGTATTTGCAATAGGACCCTGAAGTCCAGTGTCTCCAGTAGGTCCCCGGGCACCCATGGGTCCAGTTGATCCTGTGTTAACGGCAGGACCCGTGAGGCCTGTTGCTCCTGTAAAACTCAGCAACCCCGTCGGACCGGTAAATCCAATAGGACCCGTATGGCCAGTCGCCCCATACGAGCTTATGAGACCTGCCACTCCCGTAGGACCTGTTGCGCCATATGTGGCCAAGAGACCCTGGAATCCTTGAAGTCCGGTATGTCCAGTCGCTCCTGTGAGTCCAAATGGACCAATCGATCCAGTGCGTCCCGCAACAGCACCGGGTATATATCTTAACGGGGAGTCACATGCAGTTGTTAGCCGAGGAGAGTACGACATTCTTATATTAAGTTCCGTAATAATAGATCGTATAGTCTACAGTTTCGCCACTATCTATCAACTGTGCTCCAAGATTAATATTCCAATAGGTGGCCCCTGCGGTTACATATAGGTCGGTAATCCCCCATACCTTTGTGAGGTCTGATGCTTGGTACCCTTGAATCAGAATCGTCTTTGCACTGAGAACAGTCGTCCCGGTTGACCCGGTTGCATAGAAGCCACCGCTACTTGTTAGAGTCATTGTGCTAGAACCCGATGTCAGTGTGCTACGTAGGGGACCCGTGGGTCCCGTGGGTCCCGTCGGGCCTGTAACACCTGTGAATCCCGTGAATCCCGTAGGTCCCTGATTACCTGTGGCACCCCGGATACCTTGAGGTCCAGTGACCCCCGTTAAACCCGTAGGCCCTGTAGACAGAAGTCCTTGAGCACCCGTATGTCCAGTAGGACCTATGCTAGCACCCTGAGGGCCGGTGACACCTATGGGTCCAATTGCTCCGACAGGTCCTGCGTATCCAAACGGCCCCTGAGGTCCTTGAGGTCCCTGTGTGCCTTGGTTACCTACAGAACCTGTAGGACCTTGAACTCCAATCGATCCAGTTGGGCCTGTAACACCTTGAGTTCCTTGAGGTCCGACTGGACCCGTAAATCCTGTGAGACCTGTGAATCCAGTTGGGCCTGTATTAGTCGCAGATCCGATAGGGCCCGCTGGACCTGTGGGTCCTGTGACCGTAGACGTAATGCCAGTTGGACCCGTATTTGTTGCAGATCCCGGAAGACCTTGCGGACCGGTAAATCCAGTAGGACCCGTAGGTCCTGTCACAGTCGATGTAGCGCCTGTGAATCCCGTGGGTCCCGTGGATCCCGTAGGTCCCGTGGGTCCAGTTAGACCTGTATATCCCGTGTTCGTGGCAGACCCAGGAAGACCTGTAAGTCCTGTAAGTCCCGTGGGTCCCTGTGGCCCCTGCCCACCTGGAACACCCGCCGGACCCGGAGGACCTGCACACACGTTTGGCGCACAGGTTGTGAGTCCCACACCTGGAGTGTAGCGCGATAGAAAGCTACTCATCTTGTTATCTATACCGGGTAAAATCTACTATGCAGTATACGTTGCAGTTGTTCTAGGATACTCAGTGATTGTCCACGTTGTCGCATTACAGTCCCAGACATAAGTGGTATAGGTGCCTAAAACCTGAGGATATGTGTTCGTGCTAGGCAAGGTAACCAGCAGGTTACCATAGTAGCTATACGAATACGCCGTTAACGCCGCCATAAACTCAACATTCAAATAATCGTTTGAAGCCGTTGCCGCTGGCATTGTAAGTGTGAGGTCGTTCGAGGGATAACTTGCCCAATATGGACCTACAATGACGCGAATATCTGTATTCAGAGAGGGTGTGATGGTTGCTCCAGAGTCTTCATAATATGTGATGATTCCACCACCTCCGCCCCCCGGTCCGGTAGGTCCAGTAGGTCCGGTATATTCAGGCCCAGTATACCCAGTAGGTCCAGTCACTGTACTATCAGCTCCTGTGTATCCTTGGGGTCCCGTAGGTCCCTGGGTTCCTTGGGTTCCCGTAGGTCCTTGAAAACCCAAAGTCCCCTGTGTACCGGTGGGTCCCTGAGTTCCTTGGGTCCCCTGCGTACCGGTGGGTCCCTGGGTTCCTTGGGTCCCCTGAGTACCGGTGGGTCCCTGAGTGCCTTGGGTTCCCTGAGTACCGGTGGGTCCTTGGGTTCCCTGAGTACCGGTGGGTCCTTGGGTTCCCTGCGTGCCCTGGGTTCCAGTGGGTCCCTGAGTTCCCTGGGTTCCCGTAGGTCCCTGAGTGCCTTGTGTACCCTGAGTACCGGTGGGTCCTTGAGTTCCCTGACTGCCGGTGGGTCCCTGACTGCCCTGAGTACCGGTGGGTCCCTGAGTGCCTTGTGTACCCTGAGTACCGGTGGGTCCCTGAGTTCCCTGTGTACCCTGAGTACCGGTGGGCCCCTGAGTTCCTTGGGTTCCTGTAGGTCCTTGGCCTCCCGCACCAGTAACTCCTATTGCACCTTGAAATCCCATAACACCCTGCTGTCCGTCTACGCCTTGTGGTCCGGTGGGTCCAATCGGCCCCGTGCGTCCCTGGGTTCCCTGTGTACCCTGGGTTCCAGTTGGCCCCTGGGTTCCCTGCGTACCCTGGGTACCAGTGGGTCCCTGGGTCCCCTGCGTACCCTGGGTACCAGTGGGTCCTTGGGTTCCTTGAGTGCCTTGGGTTCCCGTAGGTCCTTGGGTTCCCTGCGTTCCTTGGGTACCGGTGGGTCCTTGAGTTCCCTGGGTTCCCTGAGTTCCCGTAGGTCCTTGAGTTCCCTGCGTACCCTGAGTACCCGTAGGTCCTTGGGTTCCCTGAGTCCCCTGAGTACCGGTGGGCCCCTGAGTCCCCTGAGTTCCAGTCGGTCCCTGCGTACCCTGAGTCCCCTGAGTTCCAGTCGGTCCTTGGGTTCCTTGGGTTCCTGTAGGTCCCTGGGTTCCTTGGGTCCCCTGAGTGCCCGTGGGTCCTTGGGTTCCCTGCGTTCCCTGAGTGCCCGTGGGTCCTTGGGTTCCCTGAGTGCCCGTGGGTCCTTGGGTTCCTTGCGTTCCCTGAGTACCGGTGGGTCCCTGAGTTCCCTGAGTCCCCTGAGTTCCAGTCGGTCCTTGGGTCCCCTGCGTACCTATGGTTCCTTGGTTACCCTGAGTTCCCATTGCACCCTGAAATCCTATGACACCCTGCTGTCCATCCACGCCCTGTGGTCCGGTAGGTCCAATCGGCCCCGTGCGTCCCTGGGTACCTTGGGTTCCCTGGGTACCTGTGGGTCCTTGGGTTCCCTGAGTTCCTTGGGTTCCAGTGGGTCCCTGAGTTCCTTGCGTACCTTGGGTGCCCGTAGGCCCTTGGGTTCCCTGGGTTCCCTGCGTACCAGTCGGTCCCTGAGTTCCTTGGGTTCCCTGGGTTCCTGTCGGTCCCTGAGTGCCCTGGGTTCCCTGTGTACCAGTAACTCCCTGAGTGCCTTGCGTTCCCTGGGTTCCCGTAGGTCCTTGAGTTCCTTGGGTCCCTTGAGTTCCAGTGGGTCCTTGGGTTCCCTGCGTACCTATGGTTCCTTGGTTACCCTGGGTTCCCATTGCACCCTGAAATCCTATGACACCCTGCTGTCCATCCACGCCTTGTGGTCCGGTGGGCCCAACGGGTCCTGTTCGCCCTTGGGTACCTTGGGTTCCCTGAGTACCGGTGGGTCCCTGAGTTCCTTGCGTACCTTGGGTGCCGGTAGGTCCTTGAGTTCCCTGCGTACCTTGGGTGCCGGTAGGTCCTTGAGTTCCTTGAGTTCCTTGGGTACCGGTGGGTCCCTGGGTTCCCTGCGTACCCTGGGTACCAGTGGGTCCTTGAGTTCCTTGACTGCCTTGGGTTCCCGTTGGCCCTTGAGTTCCCGTGGACCCCTGATTTCCCTGGGTACCGACTGTACCTTGAAATCCTATGACACCCTGCTGTCCATCCACGCCCTGTGGTCCGGTAGGTCCAATCGGTCCTGTGCGTCCCTGAGTTCCCTGAGTTCCCTGAGTACCGGTGGGTCCCTGAGTTCCTTGCGTACCTTGGGTGCCGGTAGGTCCTTGAGTTCCTTGAGTTCCCTGAGCTCCCGTAGGTCCTTGAGTTCCTTGAGTCCCCTGAGTTCCCGTAGGTCCTTGGGTTCCCTGAGTACCGGTGGGTCCCTGAGTTCCTTGCGTACCTTGGGTGCCGGTAGGTCCCTGGGTTCCCTGAGTTCCTGTCGGTCCTTGGTTACCCTGAGTACCGACTGTACCTTGAAATCCTATCACACCCTGCTGTCCATCCACTCCCTGTGGTCCGGTAGGTCCGAGCGGTCCCGTGAGTCCCTGGGTACCCGTGGGTCCTTGGGTTCCCTGAGTTCCTGTGGGTCCTTGGGTTCCCTGGGTGCCCGTGGGTCCTTGGGTTCCTTGGGTTCCCGTGGGTCCTTGGGCTCCCTGAGTACCGGTGGGTCCCTGGGTTCCCTGAGTTCCTGTCGGTCCTTGGTTACCCTGAGTACCGACTGTACCTTGAAATCCTATCACACCCTGCTGTCCATCCACTCCCTGTGGTCCGGTAGGTCCGAGCGGTCCTGTGAGTCCTTGGGTACCCGTGGGTCCTTGGGTTCCCTGAGTTCCTGTGGGTCCTTGAGTACCTTGGGTTCCTGTGGGTCCCTGCGTACCTTGGGTTCCAGTGGGTCCTTGGGCTCCCTGAGTACCAGTGGGTCCCTGGGTGCCTGTCGGTCCCTGGGTTCCTTGGGTTCCCTGAGCGCCGGTGGGTCCCTGGGTTCCTTGGGTTCCCTGAGCACCGGTGGGTCCCTGGGTTCCCGTAGGTCCCTGAGTTCCCTGAGTTCCCTGAGTACCGGTGGGTCCTTGGGTTCCCTGAGTGCCCTGGGTTCCCGTAGGTCCCTGAGTTCCTTGGGTTCCTTGGTGGCCCGTAGCTCCCTGAGGTCCCTGTGTACCTTGGGTTCCCGTGGGTCCCTGCGTACCCTGAGTGCCCTGGGTTCCCGTGGGCCCCTGCGTACCCTGAGTACCCTGAGTGCCGGTGGGTCCCTGGGTTCCTTGGGTTCCCTGAGTGCCGGTGGGTCCCTGGGTTCCAGTGGGTCCCTGAGTTCCCTGCGTACCCTGGGTGCCTGTCGGTCCCTGAGTTCCCTGCGTACCCTGGGTGCCTGTCGGTCCCTGAGTGCCCTGGGTTCCAGTCGGTCCCTGCGTACCCTGAGTACCCTGCTGTCCATCCACTCCCTGTGGTCCGGTAGGTCCGAGCGGTCCTGTGAGTCCTTGAATTCCCGTAGGTCCGTAAGCTCCTTGGGTCCCCTGAGTTCCCGTGGGTCCTTGAGTTCCTTGGGTTCCCGTACGTCCCTGAGCCCCCTGCGTACCCGTAGGTCCGTAATTTCCTTGGGTTCCCTGAGTTCCCGTGCCCCCCTGCGTTCCTTGGGTTCCTGTGGGCCCTTGGTTACCCTGAGTTCCTGCGGATCCTTGGGCTCCTGTGGATCCTTGGATTCCCGCGCCCGTTGGTCCCTGGGTTCCTTGGCTACCGGTAGGTCCTTGGGTTCCTTGGGTTCCCGTAGGTCCCTGGATTCCCGCGCCCGTCGGTCCCTGAGTTCCTTGGCTACCGGTAGGTCCCTGAGTACCCTGCATTCCCGTGGGCCCTTGGGTTCCTGTCGGTCCTTGAGTTCCCTGAGTTCCAGTACGACCTTGAGGTCCAGTGAATCCCGTATCACCAATTCCTGCAAAGGTGCCAGGAATTCCTTGCTGACCCTGAGGCCCGGTAGGTCCTGTGTCACCATTTCCCCCTCCGCCTCCACCTCCGCTTCCTGCTGGACCTTGGGGTCCTGTAGGACCGGGGGATCCGCTTCCAATTCCTTGGGGTCCTTGGAGTCCTTGAAATCCAAGTGGGCCGACGGGACCGACGGCACCTATCTCTCCAACGGGTCCCCGGGCACCCGTGAATCCCGTATCGCCTTTTCCTGCAAAGGTACCAGGAACTCCCTGTGGCCCAATAGGACCTGTATGGCCTGTGGGTCCTGTTGTGCCTGTGGGACCTGTTGTGCCTGTGGTACCCGTAGGTCCTGCTGTACCCGTGACACCCTGAACACCAATGCTGCCCTGAAGTCCCTGAGGGCCCGCGGGACCCGTGGTACCCGTGACACCCGGAACTCCCTGAGAACCGGGAGATCCAATGGGACCGACGCCACCCGGTCCACCCACGGGACCTACGGGACCCGGGGCACCCGTGAATCCCGTATCTCCTTTTCCTGCAAAGGTGCCCGGAATTCCCTGTGGTCCAACGGGACCTGTATGGCCTGTAGTACCCGTAGTGCCTGTTGGACCTGTTGTGCCCGTGGTACCCGTGGGTCCTGCTGTACCCGTGACACCCTGAACACCAATCCCGCCCTGAAGTCCCTGGGGACCCGCGGGACCTGTGGTACCCGTGACACCCGGAACTCCCTGAGAACCAGGAGATCCAATGGGACCGACGCCACCCGGCCCACCCGCAGGACCTACGGGACCCGGGGCACCCGTGAATCCCGTATCGCCTTTTCCTGCAAATGTGCCCGGGACTCCCTGTGGCCCAACGGGACCTGTATGACCTGTGGTACCCGTAGTGCCTGTGGAACCTGTTGTGCCCGTGGGTCCTGTTGTACCCGCGACACCCTGGGGCCCAAGCGCACCTGTAGTTCCTGTTACTCCGGTCGGACCAGTCTGACCTGTAGTTCCTGTTGGTCCCTGTAGTCCTTGTGGCCCTTGGGCTCCCATGGGACCCACTGGTCCTGGGGCTCCCTGGATTCCGGGAGTTGACATCTTGTTCTATTTGCCCTGTTAAAAATCGTGATACTTTGACAAATGAGCACTGGACCCACTGGTACTCAGGGACCTCAGGAACTGGTTGAAATGACTGGACCCCCCGGAATGCTCGATATAGAAAGTTATGGACTGATGATGCGTGCAATGTTTCCCCCAGGACCCACCGGACCTGACCCATCTGTGATGGCAATGTTTCCGTCCGCTGCAACCGGTCCTGTTGAAGCCCCCACGATTGCAACCATGGAGGAACTCATGGCAAGTCACGCTGCGACCCTTGCAAAGGAGGCAGGTGATAAGCAGATGTTATCGCCCCTTGTCAACCCCGCGCGCGATCAATTTCGCCCTCAGCTGTTTCAGTGGGCTTCATCGGGATTTCCCGACATCTATGTCATACAGTCCTATTCGGTCACACCGCCTCCTATTTGTACAGATGGTGTCACGAGGGAGATTGGAAAGTATATTGAATATTGCCTTGGAAAGCACATGGGTGAGGTAGTTGACGGGATGAAGGAACTGATGCCGGGAATTCAGCCGTCGTGGTCGATTGATAGAAATGCGTTGCGGATTCACGTCTCGAAGGTCTAAGGCGCTGCGCCTGCATAAGGATGTCCCGATGGCAGACTGGCCTGAAGCCCCCACTTCCACGCAAGATACCCTTCAACCTTTTGACGATTCGCATCGGAGAGCTGGGCGTTGTAATAGATGACTTCTGCATAGTATCCATTCCATACGAAATAGTCGCCTGTGTTTGTATTGACGCCCAATCCATATGACGTAATATTAAAATTGCCGCTTTGCCCATCATTGTATGAAGAGGGAGTTAACGTTCCATTCACACTCATATATTCCATGGACCCGTTGTGCGAGGATTGAACTAGGAAGGGACTACTGTACGCAGGAAATCCTACACTCAAATACTGCCCGTTGCGACCAATACCAACAGCCTGAGTTCCATTGTATCGAATAATCATAAACGTTGTAGTTGAATCAGGATAATCATTCGCACCGGGGCGACCGAGCGATAATGGACGGGGCCACTGACCTGTACTAGAATCAATAGTGATAACGGCAAATGCATGGGCCTGATTTCCTGTATTCGCAGTCGCAAAAGGTCCGGTGTAATATCCGCCTGCCATGGAAATAGCCGATTTACCGTTGATTGCTGCCGACGTCAGTGCAGGCGAACCGCTACGCGCGGTTGTATGGTTGTTATTGCCTGACTTATCCTTCCATACAGTTACAGTAGATCCGCTCAGTGTCATAGACGCCGCGCTTGAATCGGCAGCATCCATCCATAGCTGAATTCCGCTGATTGATGTTGGCGAAAACGCCACGGCGGCCGTTGAAGGATAATACGTCTGAGATGGCGGAAACGAACTATACGGATTGGGTATAACTGGATCTGTGTTTGAGATCCCCCACTTGTTTGTCAAATATGTTTCAACAGATCTACGCTCAGATGCGGTAAGAGATGTGTTGTAGTAAATAATTTCGTAGATAGTTCCATTCATATTGTTTGCTGCGTATCCAGAGCTTCCTATCCACGATGTACCTGTACCAGAATATGTATACGGAGGGGTTCCCGACCCCGTAACTGTGCCATTTACAGTGAACGTGACTGCGGTTGTTGTAAATTGATGACTATATAAAAGAGGCGTGTTCAAAGGAATGACTCCAGCATTTGGGGTTATCGCAGCAGGGTCTGAGCCAAATCTTCCTAAAAATACTTTGGTTCCGGTGTAAAGAAGAACTTCACGAGACGTTGAAGTCGTTCCAGCAAAAATATCGGCAACTGCAGTACTGCTCTTGAACACAATAAAGAGTGATTCGGCAGTCGGGAAACTTGTTATGGGGGTTTGAAACCAGTTCGATCCCGCAAATACCATTCCATTGCTTGAATATGTGGGCTGGTTCGCGCTTGTTGATTGCGTTGCGTTATTCCCGCTTCCGGACTTGTCGCTCCACTGACTCACGTTTGACCCAGAACTAAAACTGACTGTGGATGCATCTGCGCCATCCAACCATACCGCACATCCTGATATACTCAATGGCGTCTTGACAATCGTGGGTAAAGACTGTTGTAGCCCCCACTTCGATGCAAGGTACCCTTCAACCAGCCGACGCCGTGCGGTAGTGAGGACGGTGTTGTAGATAATGATTTCATTAATATTTCCGTACCAGGGCTGTGATCCAGCTACCGCGGAAGAGTAACCGCCTCCAATATTCAATCCTGTTAGAGACGTCGCAGTGTTTGCACTTCCTACATTACTAGACAGCTGAGTTCCGTTACCATACCCAAAGAGTGTAGGAGATGTACCCGAAGTTACTGTGCCGCCTGTTATAAATAGACTGCTTCCTGAATACGCCGATCCAGTTAAATATGGAGTCGCAAGCCAGTTGCCAGTATAACCAAACCAAACAAAAGGGGTTGTATTTGAAGTCCCCACAGCAAGTATGGCATCATATGGATCTCCACTTTTAACACCTCCAGAAATCATCCGTTGAAATGTATTCGGTTGACTTGTTGAGGACCCAACTGCAAAAATGGTGTAAGGTGCTGCAATAGCAGTGATTGCACCATTTGTAAGGTAAGAGGAACCGTTGAAATAAAGACCAGAATTGCTGATGACCGCACCTGTCCCTGTGAATAAATACGTATTGCTAGATTTATCTTTCCACGCTGTAACAGGACTCGATCCTGTTATAGTCGTCGGATCCCCTGCATCTAACCATAGCGAACAGTCGGAAATATTGGTTGGAAGAAATGGCAGGGCAACATCAGGAGGAATTGTATACTTGGGAATCAATGTTCCCGGTTGCCACTTTGCCATCAGGTAGGATTCAATTGACTGAATTGTGGGTAAACCGATATCCGCATTGTACACGATTATCTCACTCATTGTTCCGACATACGCCCCACCGTAGCTACCAAAGTCGCGACCAATGACAGGCGCATCAAGTCGTCCAAGATAACTGTAGTTTGTGTGCGTTGCGACAACGGATCCGTTCAAACGTACATTCCGGTTAGCTGCTGCCGGCAGATAGAACGTCCAGACTCGCGTCACGCCGTTTCGGAACGGAGTCGGTGGAGAGGCTGTAACCTCCAAGTCGCTTGCATAGAACGCAAATGCCAGGTCATTGCTGTTGCGATATGTGATATGGAGACAGTTTCCGGTTGGGGGAGCGTTTGTATTATCATTTGCAATAAGAACGCAGTAATCTCCTAACCAGGCCGAGGGTGTCTCTACACAAAAGATCACGAAGGGTGTGTTGGAAATTGAATTCACGAATCCACCTGTGATCGAGAAATGAGATGCTCCGGGCAGGAAGGGTCCCATCTGTGTTCCAATTATAGCTTGTCCAAGCGCAGTCACGGTATTTCCAGTTCCTGACTTATCCGCCCATGTGGTGATGGTCGTCGGAGTTGCTGATCCATTTCCAAGAACATCGGCGCCATCTAGCCAGAGTTTGCAGTTTGTCAGGAATGGATTGGTAGCTGATGCAATGTTCCACTTTTTTGACAGATAGTACTCTACTTGTTGGCGTTGGGCTGTGTTGAGAGCATTGGAGAACATAATAAACTCACCCATCTGACCAATGAAAGCATATGCAGCACCGGGAGCAGTGTAGTTACCAATTACCATTCCATTGACGGTTCCGGCTCCAGCTGGAGTTTGACTGCCTCCTGAGACTCCGTTCAACCAATGCGAATACCCATTTGCCGCGGTTGATGTGAACACTGTTGAGTAGACAAACGGTGTATTAGCGGGGATTGTGAATCCATAAAGATCTGCGGCGCCACTCGTTGTGCCACCATACAGGTCAGCTGTTGTTGGAAAGGCTGCGTTTGACCCAAGTAGTTCAATATCCAGGGTGCCCCCTGCGTTGAATTGTGTGCAGAAAAATCGCACGTTGTCCGATGACCCAGCTGTCCACTTTGCAACAAAGAAGATACTAAATCCTACTGTGGAGGATAGTGTGATTGGAGCCTGTGCAATGAGCGCTGATGCACTGGCAGACGGGAACGTGACAGCAGGTATGCTGTTAATAGTTCCCATGCTGAATGCACTTGCACCTGAATTTGATGTTGCGGTGCGACCGAGTCCACTTTTATCGTACCAAATTCCGGTTGTAATATTTGATGTCGAATTGGAATCTGCCCCATCCAACCACAGCGAACATCCACTAATGGACGTTGGAACAAAGCTAGGTGACGATTGAGCCGTTGTTGAAAACAGCGTACCTGGTGACGGCAATAATATCTTCCACTTTCGTATCAGATAGGTCTCGACTTGTTGGCGCTGGGATGCAGTGAGGACATTGCTGTATACGAGAACTTCCGCTATCACGAGAGCCCCAGAACTCGGAATTCCGCCTCGTCCTCCAACTGTAATCCCTGTGCTCGCGAGAGGCGTGACACTCGTGTTGGACGAGTAGACACTGGACCCCGTGATAAACAGAGTCACGGCTGTATTCGAGGTCACGTCTTCATAGAGTTGGAACGGCACATCCTTAATCCCATTGCTCGCATTGTAGTTGAAGACGAACCCGCCGTTTCCTTGGTTCTGCGAGAACTGAACGTTCGAGCCAACCGTATTCGTTGACGTAATGACATACCCGTTTTGCGTGTTGTAGTCGGATTGACCCGCGGTATTCGCGAAGCATAGAAGTCCTCTCCAATCTGAGTGGACTATTTCTGCCATCACGAAAAAGATAGACCGCGTCGCAAGGGGATAGGAATACGATGCATTGAAAAAACAACTGTTGGACACTTGGACGACGGGTAATCCGGTATAGGTTGTCCAAATCGTGCTCCCCCCACTTCCATTGCTGAGCGTGAATGGAGTTGCCAAGGGACTCTTATCTATCCATTGTGTGACATTTGAACCGGAAAGTGTCATTGCATTTTGATCTGCTCCATCCAACCACAGAGCACATCCATCAATATCAACCGGTTGAAAGGTTCGTGAGAAGGGTTTTATAGAGTAGAATGGGTGCGCAACTGGGAGTGATTCAGTTGGTACAGAGATTCCCCACTTTCTACTTAGATACGACTCAACGGCTTGGCGTTGCGTTGTATTGAGAGCAGTATTAAAGACGATCATTTCGCCTATCTTACCGACAAGACAGTTGGTTCCGAATGCAGCGGCACCCCCTGAGTTTTGTGTTCCTGCATCCGAGCCAACACCATATATACTTGTCGTGAATGTCCCAGACGATGCAACCTGTGTACCTAACTTTCCATTCACATACATATAGTTGGATGTACCATCAAATACACAGCACCCTACAAAGTTTGTCCCCGACACAACAGTAGCCGTTGCCATGTTTGCATTTCGGTATGCCAGCAGTGTCGTACCGCTGTTAATGACTGATAACGGAATGGGGCGCAAAGTTGAACTATAATCATCCAGACCAGTGACACCAAGTCCAAGAATTCTCTGTTGTGTGGAACCACCTGTTCCAAATACGCAGTTTCCTACGAAGAAGGCTGTAAGTGTCGTCGAATTAACATTTGTCGATCCTGTAAAATATGAAGTACCACTCATGGTTACTGCTGAAAGTCCATTGATACTGTTTGTTACATAGGTTGGAGCAACCGGTGATCCAACCGATGCATTCGTCGTAGTTCCATCATATCCATTGCCCGACTTATCCCTCCAAATGCTCACATTTGATCCAGAACTAAAACTAAAAGTAGAAGGATCTGAAGCATCTAGCCACAGGGTCACTCCCGGAACGCTTCCCGGGACGCTTGCGTAGAGTGTGGTAAGACCCCACTTGGATGTTAGGTAGCGTTCAACGGCTTGGCGTTGGGTTGTACCAAGTTGGTAGTTGAAGGCAACGATTTCACCAATGTAGCCTTTGAACCACTGGGCGCTGGGCGAGGGGGCGAGAACGGTGCTCTGGATATAGCCAACCTGGAAAATAGATCCAGCCGTCATCGTCCACGTATACGAAGCCGTCTGCGACAATTGGACTCCATTCCTGCGAATGACATAGTTTCCATCCGCAATTGACCAGTTTATCAAGAGGAAGGAAGTTGATGTTTCGTTCGACGGGGAGACTGTATTTGGGGTTCTGTTATAAAAGGACGAACCGTTATGCCAACGACTTGTCGTGTATTCGCTAAAATCCAGTCCGTTAAAGTTGTCAGTTCCACTGTTTGTGTTGATAGCAAACGGGCTCAAAATAGAGGTTGTGTCCTTGAGTGCGAGAACAATGTATACATCAAGGGGATAGACCGCAGACGATGCAGGTGCCTTGTAGACGGCAGTCCCCGAAAAGTTCAGTACATTCAGTCCACCCTGAAATGCAGTTGAAACAGTTGCATTGCTGTAGGTAGAATAGGGCGTCATAGTGTTGCCCACACCCGACTTGTCGGTCCATTGCGTCATGTTTCCTGATGAAAGTGTGAGCGTAGACGAATCTGATGCATCCAGCCACACCACACACCCAGGCACATTTGCCGGGCGGCTCAGCAAGGGTGTATAGGGCGACACTTGAACGCCCCATTTGGTTGACAAATAGGATTCCACTTGTTGGCGCTGGGTGGATGAGAGGTAATAATTAAACATCATAAGTTCTGAAAACTCGCATGCAGCCGAGTAGGTTATCTGATTTGCGGAAGACCCAATAACATCTGTCAATGCACCAATTGTAATATATTTTGTGTCTGCTGACGGGATATTTAGTGTAGATGACATTGAGCCAATTAATACGCTATTTACATATGCAGCCGTCGTATTTAGTTTTGTTTGGTAGGTTACAACCATGGTCGTATTGAGTGGAAATGTATTGCTTATGTTAACTGTCGAATTCGGCGATACATCTCCAGAGAGAAAGGTAACCGATGAGATTGCGTTTAATGCCCATCCCGTTGCTTCCTTTCTCTGGTCAAGAAAATTTCCACCATTTGTAGTACCTGTCGAGCTCAGTACCTTTACCGCCATGATGAACGTGACGTCTCGCGTTGTCTGACGTCCGACTTGTGTATTCAGATATTGTGTTGAACTTGCACTATTTGAAAATAGCACGGTATTAGACGATGTCCTTGTCGGAAAGGTACCCCAAATTCCACGAACAGCGTGATTTGCAGTTCCAGATTTATCACTCCATTGACTCACATTGCTACCTGAACTGTACGTAAATGTTGCTGCGTCGCTCGCGTCCAACCAGAGCGCTAACCCCTTGATGGAACTCGGTGTTGCAACCGTGATTCCCCACTTGGTTCCAAGATAGCCTTCTACTTGTTGACGTTGGGTGGTATTGAGACCACTGGGATAATATAAGACCTCTGCGATATTTCCTACAAAGAATCTGCTCGTGAAAGAAGATGAAAGCGTAAGCACGCTTGTTCCACCAGTGCTAGGTTGTACAGTTCCGACAACAGCATACGAATTAGAATAGGTTGTGAGAGGAAGGGTAGGATTAGATGATCCATTGACAAAGTAAGTTCCATTACCCAAGTCGTTTGCACCTCCGAACGTCCCCGGTGTTCCGACTAGACCTGAAGCTGATAGCCGAATTGAATAGTCACTAGAACTAATACTAGAAAATCCTAATACCATGCTGATTCCTGCATTCGAAATCAAACGAAATACAATGTAAAAAGCAGAAGACGTTGTGAACGTAATTGACGAAGAGGAGGTCATGATTGCACCACTTGGAAAGCTTATCACTCTCTTTTCACCATCTGTTATCGCTGAACATGTTCCAGATGTTAGGGTGAAATTGTTACCACTACCCGACTTATCTGCCCATACCGTCACGTTACTTGATGACCCACTCGCAAATGTGAGCGTTTGCCTGTCAGCCGCATCCAACCACAATGCCAATCCAGGAACATCCGTCGGGCCACCAGCAAGAACTGACAAGGGTGCAACACCTGGAACCGAGGGCACTTGAGGAATTATTTCGGTGCCCCATTTCCACGACAGATACCCCTCAACGGCTTGGCGCTGTGCGGTAGAGAGTGCATTTCCATAGAGAATGACTTCGCCAACATATCCCCTCCACGTATACGCATTTCCAGCAATAGCTTGCCCAAAACAACCAATTGTGTAATACGCATATCCAAGATTCGAACCAACTGTCGTTATGCTGAGCACTTGTGTTCCATTCAAGTGCATCGTTGTTGCAGCGCCATTGATGGTGGTGGATGCCAAGGATGGAACTCCAAACGTCAGTGCATTGGAGGTTGCATTGTATCCAACACCGTTGCGTTCGTGACGCAGTGTGTTTGAACCGGTGTCGTACGCGATCAAGTTCGCAGAGAATGGATTATTGTAATCGGGATAGATGAGCGTGACCAGACGCCCAGCCCCGCTTGTTCCCGATTCGACCGTGAAGACCGCAAAGGCCGTTACCTGGTTCGTCACATTTGGGGGACATGTAATTGTAAGTGCAGCGGATCCATCCAGATACACGGCAGGAAGACCGTTCATGCCGACCCTTACGACAGGTGTCCCTTGCAAGGGCCTTGCATAGTTTCCATAAGGAGCCTTGTCGGTCCACAAACTAAGATTGCTTCCGCTTGAATACGTAATTACGTTTGAATCGGATGCATCCAGCCATGATTGACATCCCGGAATTGACCGAGGATCAAATCCAGAGATGCTTTTTGAGGCACCAAGCATTACTTACTTAGAACAAAACATAGTTTGAGTTTGTTCCGCCTCCGGGATAGGAAGCCATCAGCGTCACTGAGTTTCCAGGAGGGATTGTCACGTTGGATGGATAGATGTTTGGTGTTGCTGCCGTATAGGTAACGGCTAAGCTCAAGTAAGATCCTGTATTGTTACGGAACACCCAGTATCCGTTGGAATCGTTGGACCAGTTGTTTGATCCTGCAACAGGATAGGAAATTGTCAGACCTGTCAATGCCGTTGTATTGATATCATAGTGAGTTCCGTATGAAGATGAAGCGGGTGTGATGGAGGTTCCGGTCGTGATTTTTTGATAGTTGGGGCGGAATCCGTTGGCAACTGTAAGGGCTCCCGTAACTGTCAGCATATTTGAAGCGTTGAATGTCAAGTTGGAATTACCAAAAAGACCTGTACCACCTGTTGCGACGGTGAGCACACTCCAGAACCCAGTAGATCCTGTGATGGACACCGAACTGCTACCTCCTCCACCGCTACCCGCAGGACCTGTAGGCCCCTGTGTTCCGACTCCAGCGTTACCTTGGGTGCCTGTCGGTCCCTGAGTGCCTTGGGTTCCCTGAGTACCGGTGGGTCCCTGCGTTCCCTGAGTACCGGTGGGTCCCTGGGTTCCCTGAGTACCCTGGGTTCCAGTGGGTCCCTGGGTTCCCTGAGTTCCCGTAGGTCCCGTGGGTCCCAGCTGCTTAACGCCGTTGATGTAAAATCCCTCGGACACGTTGATGGATCCAGCGGTTCCGAGAGGAGTCACGCCAACGCCCAAATTTGAACTGATACGCGAGGTGCCTACTACGTCCAAGGTGTAGGCAGGTGCGTTGCAGTTGATACCCATCAATCCGCCACTCGTGATACGCATTCTCTCCAACGGTGCTACATTTCCGGTTTGTGTGAGGAATGTCATGTGTGCACCTTGAGCACCGTCGTCAACTCCGTTGATTGTGGCACCTCCATACGTCATTCCATTCCAAGGCTTGAAATCGATGCCAACAATATTTCCGCTACCACCTTGTGCGATAAGAGAGATTCGTGGTCCATTAGACCCCGATGCACCTGCAGTTGTGTTTGACAATGTTAAGAGTGGAGAACCAGCAGTTGAGTTGACTGCGGTGATATTAGATGCAGTGAGTGTTCCAATATTGCTGATATTGTTGTTACACATATTCAGGTTGCTGCCCAGGATCGTTATGCCTGTGACACGTGCGGTTCCGGATACATCCAATTGATAACCGGGTGTCGAGGTGTTGATACCTACATTGCCACTTGAAGAATTTGAACTAACCATCGTAATCAACGGGTAGATCGCAGAGTTGTAGAACATCGTGCCGATAGTGACGAAGCTGCCAACATTATTGAGTAATCCTCCTCCGATTGATCCGCCATATTTGTCATTGACTCCACTACCTACGCTAAACAAGATGGATGTATTGTAATATGTAGTTCCAGACCAACCCGGACCAGGATTACTTAGTACAATTGCACTTAACGTATTTCCAGAGGTTAAGTTATTGGTTGGAGGCATTTGTTGATTCGTAATTGTGAGGACCGAGTTACTGGGCGACGTAAATGTCAAATTTGAGTTTCCATACGCATTGCTGCTTGTCCCCGTTGCTGTCAGGAGATATGTTGCGTTCGACGGATCGATCGTCTTAAATCCCGGTCCCTGCGTACCCTGAGTTCCAGTGGGGCCTTGGGTTCCTTGGGTTCCCTGGGTTCCCGTAGGTCCCTGAGTGCCCTGCGTACCCTGAGTGCCCGTGGGTCCTTGAGTTCCTTGGGTGCCCTGAGTACCCGTAGGTCCCTGAGTTCCCTGCGTACCTTGGGTGCCCGTAGGTCCCTGAGTTCCCTGCGTACCTTGGGTGCCCGTAGGTCCCTGAGTACCCTGGGTGCCCGTGGGACCCGTGGGTGCCAACATCTTGACACCATTGATGTAGTATCCATCGGACACATTCATCGACCCCACGGTTCCGAGAGGAGCAACACCAACTCCCACTGCAGAGCTAATACGAGATGTCCCAACCACATCCAAGTTGTAAAGGGGCACGTTACAGTTAATACCCAGCTTCGCCGATCCGTAGACGCGAATAATGATGACACCCGAGCTACCCCCTCCAGCAGCTCCATTTGCCGCCGTTGGATATCCATCGCCACCGCCACCGCCACCGCATCCGTATCCCGTTGCAGTTGCACCGGGGGCTGAGCTGCGACCTCCAATACCACCTCCTCCAGAGCCACCTGCGCTGGCGGTGGCTGTAATGGATCCACCTCCACCGCCACCCGCATAGATTACGCTTGAACCAGTGATCGTCACAGCAAGTCCATCTCCACCCGCACCTCCTGCAGAGGCGGTGCTATTACCGCCCACGCTACCAGCACCACCGCCGCCACCTGCACCTACCGCAGCAGATGGTGAACAGGCACCACCTGTATTTCCTTGACCAGCCGTACCCGCGCCTCCATCAATAACTGTGGTTGAGGAGCCACCGCCACCACCACCGGAACCTCCACTACTTCCGACCACATTTGCTGAGTTACCCTTGCCACCGCCCACTGCAGTTTGAGTTGTTAATCCAGTTCCAGACAACACGCTGTTGCTACCTGGGTTTCCAGCAGTGCCGTTTGCTACACCCGCACCACCTGCACCAACCGTAAATGAATACGTTCCTCCGGCTAACGTTACGCTAGTTGTGTAGATGAGTCCACCCGCACCGCCACCACCACCCGCACCGCCACCACCAGAGGCGCCACCTGCAACGACTAGGTAATCGACAACCGTACCGGCAGCAGCCGTAAATGTACCCGACCCGACTGTTGAGAATGTGTAGACTGTCGATCCTGTAATCGAGTTGGATGCCGGCGTTGTACCCGTGACCGGAGTGATAACTCCACCGGTGTTTGAACCAACATAGAGGTTTCCATTGTTGTTGGTCGCACCGTTCACGTCCAAGGTGTAGGCAGGTGCGTTGCAGTTGATACCCACACCTCCAGCTGTCACGGTCATCATATTGACGTTACCTGTACCCGGAGTTGACGAAACAGTCGATCCGTTGCCGCCGTCACTTCCACTATATAACCAAAACTCAATTGCGTTACATGAGCTAGCAGACTGGTTTCCGTAGTGACGAGTTGCGATATAATGTTTGTATCCTCCCGTGTAGTATTGGAACTCTATCTGTGATTTTCTTACGGTATTTGCCGGACCATCTCCACCGTTCTGAGCAGCAAATGGCGATATTGATGCAATCACACCACTATTTCCTGCCGTTGCAATCAAGTTAGATGCAGTAATATTTGATACGTTGCAGATGGTGTTGTTACACATATTCAGGTTGCTGCCCAGGATCGTTATGCCTGTTATACGGGCGGTTCCATTGACGTCCAACTTGTAGGCAGGGGCATTACAACCGATACCAAACTGCCCCGATGTGTTGAACCGAGCCCACTCAACTGTGTTATACATAGTTCCGAACATGAGTGGAGCTGCAGATCCGCCCACAACTTGCGTTGCACTTTGGATATAGTTCTCATTGCACACAGAAACCAGTCGCAGTACTCCAGTGGTTGTACCAGACGTGTCATATAACGTGTTGATTCCACCATAGTTTGCAAGGACGTCCCCATCGAATGTCAACCTCGCCTGTCCGATCGCTGTGTTTGTCGAGGAGTTACTCGCGATAAGAATACGGCTCGTTCCGGGCGTCACAATGGACGAAAACCCTGGACCCTGAGTCCCCGTAGGTCCTTGGGTTCCCTGAGTACCGGTGGGGCCTTGGGTTCCCTGCGTACCCTGAGTTCCCGTGGGTCCTTGGGTTCCCTGCGTACCCGTAGGTCCCTGAGTTCCCTGCGTACCCTGAGTTCCCGTGGGTCCTTGGGTTCCCTGCGTACCCTGAGTTCCCGTAGGTCCCTGAGTTCCCTGAGTTCCCTGGGTACCAGTGGGTCCCTGGGTTCCTTGGGTTCCTTGGTGGCCCGTAGCTCCCTGGGTTCCCTGAGTGCCCTGGGTTCCCTGGGTTCCCTGAGTACCCGTAGGTCCTTGGGTTCCCTGAGTACCCGTGGGTCCCTGGGTTCCTTGGGTTCCCTGAGTACCCGTAGGTCCCTGGGTTCCTTGGGTTCCCTGAGTACCGGTGGGTCCCTGCGTTCCCTGGGTTCCCTGAGTTCCCGTAGGTCCTTGGGTTCCCTGGGTTCCCTGGGTTCCCGTAGGTCCCTGAGTACCCGTGGGTCCCTGAGTGCCTTGGGTTCCTTGGTGGCCCGTAGGTCCCTGCGTTCCCTGGGTTCCCTGAGTTCCCGTAGGTCCCTGCGTTCCCTGGGTTCCCTGAGTTCCCGTAGGTCCTTGGGTTCCCTGGGTCCCCTGAGTTCCCGTAGGTCCTTGGGTTCCCTGGGTCCCCTGAGTACCCGTGGGTCCCTGGGTTCCTTGGGTTCCCTGAGTACCCGTAGGTCCCTGGGTTCCTTGGGTTCCCTGAGTACCCGTAGGTCCCTGGGTTCCTTGGGTTCCCTGAGTACCGGTGGGTCCCTGGGTTCCTTGGGTTCCCTGAGTGCCCGTAGGTCCTTGGGTTCCCTGAGTACCGGTGGGTCCCTGAGTGCCTTGGGTTCCCTGGGTTCCCGTAGGTCCCTGGGTTCCTTGGGTTCCCTGAGTACCGGTGGGTCCCTGCGTTCCTTGGGTTCCCTGAGTACCCGTAGGTCCTTGGGTTCCCTGAGTACCCGTGGGTCCCTGGGTTCCTTGGGTTCCCTGAGTACCCGTAGGTCCCTGGGTTCCT